CCGTGTCCGGCGTTCGATTCGATGAGCATATTCCGAAAAATCATAATATTGTTGTTCATATTATAATCGAGCAGAAAGCGGTTGGTTTCCATCTTTACGCCGTCGCCGGCAAAGCCGATGACCCTGATATTCTCGAAGACTGAGCCGGCGGCGAAATTTCCTGTTATCCCGGCAGCCGTATTAAGCCGAACGGGAATGGCAGTGCCTGAGGTAGGTTTGAGCGATTGAACAATCGCCAGAACCGAAACTTTTCCCGTAAACGAGGCGGCATCAAGCGGGGCTGACAATTTAACGCCGTTGGTCGGATACAGATTGCTGCCGCCTTCGCCCTCGCTCGCATTAAACGCCAGAATCGTCCGGTCCTGGACTGTTCCGTTTACATAGACTTTAACGGGCTGTCCGACTATCAGATTGCCCGTGTTGATGGCGGAGGCATTCGGCGCAAGCCACTCGTAACCTGAATTGGCGTAAGCGACAAACTGCGGCTTGTCGTAATCGACGCTGCGGGCATTAGTAACGTAAATGGTCTGGTCGTTGCGAGCCGCATTGTTAGGGTCGGTGATAATGGCGGCTGGCAGAGCCGTATTGAGAACAGCCGTAAACTGGTCTGTAACCGAAACGATTTTCGCGCTGAAATTAAAAGGCAACAGATGAACGTCCGCTCCGGCGTCGTTATAACCGTTGAGATTAAAGAGCGGAATTGACGAACGCAGCGTGGTCGTCGCGCCTTGCGCCGCTGCTGCCGCATAAACTCTCCGCCTTCGGACAACGACTGTCATTTTGCCGTTGTCGAGCGTTACGCAAGTTCCGTCCGTTACGGGCTGCGAGAAGTCTCTGCCCGATGCGTATTCCAAAGTTTGACCGACGACATTGACGCTCGAATCGGTGTAATACGTCTGGTCGCTTCGTATCTCGAAATCCTTATAGACGTTGCCGGTCGCCCTCTGCCGCTCGAAATTGTTTTGATAATCGGCGGAGATGATGATTCCGTTTTTCCCTTTCGGGAAATACAATCTTGTTCCCTGCGCCCAGAAAACGGATTGCCCGGTTCCGCGAATCGACAGCGCCTTTTTGATTACCACTTCGTCCGAGATATAAAAATCGCCGGTTGGAAATCTGATAATTGTTCCCTGATAAGAGTAATCCTGCACCTGTCGCCGGAAGGACGCCATTATTAAATTAACGACGGGTAAAGTATCGGTATTCTGCGCGTAGGCGGCTGGGTCGTAAGTGGTCATCGCCTGCGCGCCGAACCAGCACGGGGAAAGTTCGCTAGGCATTTTTAACCCGAATTTCAAATCGCCCGGCGTAAAACCCGTAAAGCAGATTTGATATTCATCGTCGCAAGTAAAATTGAGTGCGGATAATTTGCCCGCGCCGGTTTTATTAACCCGTCCGCCGCCGACAAAAAACAAAACGATATTTGAAGGCTGTGCTAAATCGGTCGAAACCGGAACGACGGAATTTACCATTAAGGTTGTCGGGGCTGTGCCGATTGCCGTAAATGCCGCTTCGAGAGTGGTGTAGCCGCTCGTTGCGACCAGATTCCCGCCTTGAACCGTCGTGTTGTAAGTTCCTCCGCTTGCGCCGCCAGCCGCGTTCAAAGTCGAGGTTGCGCTGTCTAACGTCAGGTTCGTGCCTAAAATTATTTCCTGTATCGCGCCCGCAATTCCGGCGCGGCCAAGCAGTTTGTTTGCCGCAATGTCTTGAATTTTAGCGAAAGTCGCGGCTCTGTCGGCAATTTTGGCAGTCGTTACCGAGCCGTCGGCGATTGCGCTGCTGGTGCCTGCGGCGTGCAGGACGCCTGTCGCGTCAACGCTCAAATTGGAGCCGAGCAGTATATTTTGAGGCGAGCCGGAGCCCGCGCCGCGCCCTACAAGCGACTGCGGATTGAGGTCGGGCAATTTCGGCAGCGTCACATTCTTATCGGCAATTTTGAGAGTTGTAACAGAGCCGTCCGCGATTGTGCCGCCCGTGCTTTCGGCTTTGGTTATCCACGCCGTATTATCGGCACTCCGGCGTTTCCAGACCCACCCGCCGCCGCTTGTGTCAATCCAGATTTTACCGGCTAACACCTGATTCGGCGTGTCGAGCGCGGGGTCGGTGGTTTGAACGAATGACGCGAGCATCACGTCGGTTGAATTTTCGTATAATCGTTTGTTTGCCATATTTTCCTCTTAAAAATTGTTTGCCGTGTAAAAATTGCCCTGCGCGTCCGTGTATTGATTGCCCGCCGCATCCGTGTAATAGAGCGTTTGGTCTTGAACCGGCTGCGACGATTGCGGGTAAAGCGTCGCGGTTTCGATTGCCGTGTAAGCCGATTCGCCGCTTAAATTGTATGCCAGGATTTTTACCCGGTATTCGGTGTAATATTCCTGCGATTTGAAAATCGCGCTTCCCTGATTGCCGATATCGAAGATTTCGCCGTTTTTCCAGATTTTGTAGCCGATTGCGCCCGCCGTCGTGTTCCAGGAAAGGGTCAAACGGTCGGGAGCGCCCGCGCTGCCGGGCGTTACGACTAAACCGGTCGGAACGCCCGGCGAATTGCCGATGAGGGTGTCCGGCATCTGCGGAATCACTCCCGCGCTTAATACGTTCGCCTCTGCGACGGGAAATGAGTAATCGAACAGATTGATGCTGCCCGAATAGGCGAAATCCGTCTCGACCGGCAGCTCGACAATCGTATCGACGGGCGGATACAGGTTGTAATCGCGGTAAAGGAAAGTTTTCGACAGATAAAAATCGTTCCAGAACGCTTCGGATTTTTCGAGTTCCTTTTGAGAACGCAAGCCGAATTTCAAATCGAAGGATTTTCTGGCGCGGTCTTTGACGCGGGCTTTTACCGCGCCGGAAATCGAGCGGCTGTAAAGAACCCGTCGGCGAAGCGTTACGGCGTCTGTCTTTGACCCTTGAGCCGGAAAGACGTTTTCGAGCGGCAGAGCGTAGGAATTAGCAATCGCGGCGTAATTATCCCGAATTTCGGACTCGCAGAAATAGCCGCTGTATAACGCCACAAGCGCGACCGAGCCGTTTAATTTGCGGTCGGCAAAATTTCTGTCGCCGCCGAGCTGCACGCCGTCGGCTTTAAGGTTTTGAGCAAACCGGAAAAAGACGATGCCGTAACGGCTGACGGGCGCGGGCGCGTTTGTCAGCGGATAAATTCTGTCGTCGAGGCGAAACTCGAAATATTTATAATCGAAGGGAAAAAATCTGTCCTGCCAGAATTTATTGCCGACTAAGATGCCTTCGGTCAAGGTGGTCAAAATTCCGCTGTAATCGGTGAAATCGCCGTTTATCCGGCAGACGATAAAGCCGCATTTGATTGAAATATCGCCTGTATAACGAAGCGGATTCTTTGTGCCGTCCCAGACGACTTCCTTTTTACCGCCGACCGCGCCGTATTTTACAACCGGCGGATTCGCCGCGGCGGTCAGATGGCGATTATGTCCGCTCCGGTCGGTAAAAACGGAAACCGCTCCGCCATCGGCGACGCTCAGCCGGTCAGCTTCGAGAAACAACTCCAGATTTTTCGTCAGCAATGCGGTCATTATCTATATCCACTCCTGAAGCGTAAAATTCCGCTCGTCCGCCGTATCTTCCCCGGACGCGTCGTTTGATTGGGTAACCAGAAACTCTTTATTTACCCAGTCGTAAATCTCCGTGGTCAGAGAAACGCGGTCGCCGCCCAAAACGGGAAAGGTCTCAGGCGCGCCGACAATCTCAATCGGCAGGCTGTCGCAGACGCGTTCCGCTATCCGGTTGAGCAGTCGCCACGCCTGGTGGCGCGAGCAGTTGAACAGCTGCAAATCGTCGCCGTCAATCGGTCTGCCCGCCAATTGCTGAAGCGCGAGCCGCTCGACCAGAATCGGCGATTTGGGCGGCTCTAAAAAGCGCGAGTCAATATCGCGGAATCCGGCGCGAAAACGGTTGCGAATCGAAACTTTATCGAGCGGCTTTAAGCGGATTGAAAGAATATCGTTTTCGCTGAAATCAAAGCTGCTTTCCGTTAATTGCTCCAGACAAAAAAACCGATATTTGCCGCCCACCTTCTGATACGTCGAATTGCACAGATTCAAAACCGTCCGCACGGCTTCGTCAAGCCGCGTTTGCGTTGAAAAATACGGATGAATTTCGTAACGCGGTCTCATTTCCGCTTTCGGATACAAATATTTCGACGGCACAACTTCGCGCGCCTGCGACGCCGACTGCCATTCGAGCTGGAGTTCGCCCTCGCCAGTCGTTCCTTTATTCCACTCGATGGACACGTCCATAAAAACGCCCGCGCCGGTTGGCGTGAAAACTCCCTGATGGGTTCCGGGAGGCGTCGTGCCGTCAGGCAGAAATTCATTGACAATCACCGAATTATTATTTACCGTCAGCCGTCCGCCGTTTGTATGCGTCAGGTAAAACGTATATTGCTCGTTGTATTTGAGCTTTATATGACCCTCGAATTTCGCCGAAAATAAAGCCGCGTTCAAGTTGTAAGCGGGCGCGCCGTCGGACGGCGGATACGCGATTAAGTTATCGACGCGTTTTGAATGAAAGGTGTTGAAATTCGTTCCCGAAAAGTAAGTCGCCGTCAGCCCGAAGCCGTCGAAATCGGGAATTGCGCGGTAATCGCAAAGAATCAGTCCGGCGTGAAAATCGCGGAAATCGGCGAGCGCGCCGAAATCAATGAGCGACGGATTACGTTTGCCCTGCTTCAAAATCAAATCGGCGATAATTCTGGCTGGGTTCGGCGAATACGAGTAATCGATAATCGCGCCGCTGCGGTCGTAATCGTTGATTTTCTTTGTTTTGAAATATCCCTGAAAACCAACCGGCGGATTGTTTTTCGTGTCCGCTTCACCGACTCCGACCGGCAAAGTAAAACGCATCCACGGCGTTCCCGAATGCGGCACGTCGGTCGAAAAAACCGTATCGACGCCTTGAGAAGGGTCATCATTGCCGGACGATAATTTGCCCGGATGAAAAAACCAGTCAGCCGGCGGAATCGAGAGGTTGTTCCAGTAAACGCCGCGCGAAACGCCTTCCCATTCGTCTCGCCCTAAAATCTGCTGCACCGTGATTTGATGATTCGGGTCAGAGCCGACGATGACGGATTTCGCCGCCGTGCCGTTTACGACGTGTTCGCCGTAAGCGACGGTGCGAAAAAGTGCGCTCGCGTCCAGATTTTTAAGATGGTCAATCAGCATAATTATTAATAATAATTCCGAAATAAATCGATGTCCTCTTTTGTGTTGTGAACCGCGAAACCGTTTGCGAAATACGTGTGATTCCGCGCGACGCGCAGGTTATAAACACGCGCCTGCTTTGAGACCCGATTCCGTTTTTCGAGCGTTATTTCGATTAGATTTTCACCCGCGCGGAAGAAAACCGTTTGCCCGATTCTTAGATTTCCCGCCGCCGTAAATTCATTTATCGCAGTTAAAAACGGATGCTCCGGCGTTACGGAAACTCGCGCGCCCGACGCGAAAATCAATTCAAAATATTCGTCTGCGATGTGTTCGGGCGTCGCCAGAATCGTGTCGGTCTCCATTTCAAGAGTTTCGGGATTGAAGCTGTAAATTTCGTCTCGCGTCTCGACTTTCTCTATCGGACGCGCGCCGGACGGCGTGTCAATTAATGTTCCGGCTATAAAACAAGTGCCGCCGCCGCTTCCGCCGCCGCTTCCGCCGCCCGAACCGCCGCCGAGACCGCCGCCCGTCTGGTCGGGCAAGGTCGAAACCGTCTCAATGACGGATTCCATTCCGGCGAAACGATGAAGAATACGGCAGGTTTCCAGATTGTGGCTGCACGGCGGCGCGTCTCCCGTGTAACCGCATTCAAAACCCTTAAAGACGAGCGGACACTGCGGCTCAAGCGTTTGATTCGCCACGCAGTAACCGGCGGCAACCAGGTCGTCAACGATTTCAATCGCCGCGTCCGTAATTCCCACTTCGGTCGGTTTGGCTTCACCGCGAAAAAGCTCGACCCAGCCGTTTTTCGACGAATCCGACTTATCCTGGTAGTATCTGCCGACAATCGCTTCGGCTCTATCAATGTCTCCGCTCAAGATTTGTCTGCCGATTTGCTTATCGACATTCGAGATTTGCGAATTCGTTCTATCGACGTTCGAGAAAGCCGACTGGACTATCTCGCCGGTTTTTAGTAAATCGCCGTTATAGCTCTGCCCGCTCACGGCTAGTTTGCGCGTCGCGATGCGAATCACCTCGCCGTTCAGAAGGCGCAATTCGAGCGTGCTTTGCGTCTCGCACGCCTCTAAGTCGAGTAAGTCCTGAATTGTTTGGCTAACCGGTCTGCCCATTTTATCCTTATCGTTTCTGCAATCTTAATTCGCTGTTGGCGTATTTTTTCTCTACCACGTTAGTCGTAACCTTTTGCCCTGAATCCGACTCGGCGTGCGCTTTCCAGCGTCCGAAGCTGTCTTGTTCGACATTGACCGTCACATTTATCGGTCGTTCATCTTTAACAATTACGGACGACGAATTCGGCGCGGCAATCGGTGTAATCGCGCTCGTTCCGAAATAATTCCCTTCGGCGTATCCTTTTACCGGCTGCGGCTTACCCGGATAATTCGGAATTCCGGCTGACGCGAAAACGTCGAAACCCGCCGCTTCGATTATTCTGCGCTGATGGTCAAGGTTCGCGATTATCTCGCCGTCAGCAAAAAGCCCTAAATGCCGGTCAACTCCCAATTGCCCGCCGTTAATATATCCGCGCCGCATATCCAGGTTTCGGCGCATATCGCGCGTCTGGTCGTCCCGTCCTCCGCCGAAGTAATTTCCGCGCGCGAATTCGCCGACGATATGACCTTCCAAATCCTTGACCGATGCCGATTTTTTAGCGACGGCTTCGAGTAAATCCATTTTTTCGCGGATACGAAAATCAAGCTCGCTGACGGATTTCAAAGCAATGTTTCGGGTTTTCTTGTCCTTCAGCGTATTCGCCTGCTGAATATACGACGCGTGCAGACTGTCGCCGAGAGTTTTGCCCTGAAGCAGACCGCTCGCCGGGTCGAGATGGAGGCTTCTGACTGCCTGAATTATCGTGTCAAACCCGGAAAGCCCGTTGATGCCGTCCTGCAGAAACTGCGTTCTTTGTTTCTCCTCCGATTTTCGGCGAGCATTGCGCCGCAGCGTTGCGCTTAGAAAACCGATTACCCCTCCGGTTGCCGCGCCGACGAGCGGCGAGTGTGTCGAGAGAGCGACCTGAGCCAGCATAATCGCCGCCGTAATGCCGCCGGACGCGATTGCCGACGAGATGCCTTCGGCTGAAAACAACCCGGACAGCGGACTTTGCGAACCCGATTGACCGGCGATGCGCGGGCGTGTTCCTGTCGAGCCGGTTCCGCCCAGACCGAAGGTTATGCCGCCGCCTCCGCTTGAGCCGCCGCCGAGAAAACTTTGAATAATGCCGCCGACGCCTCCGCCTGAAGACGAACCGGAACTTTGACCGCCGCCGAGAAAATTTTTAATGATGCCGCCAATTCCGCCGCCGCCTGATGACGACGAGCCGCCCATAACTTTATTGGTTAGCCACTGACTTGCCATATCGAGCAGCATCTTTTTAAATTTATCGGCAATTCCGCCGAAAATCGACTTCATTTTGTCGCCGAACGATTTACCTTTCTCGGTTAAAATATCGAATGAACCTCGAATAAAATCATAGGTCTGCTTGTATTGCTCGTTATATGCTTTCTGCGCGTCAACCTGTTTTGCGGTGTTGAGCAGGCTTTCCCTCTGCGCCGGAGAAATATCTTTATAATCAGTGTTTATCTTTGAGAGCGTTTTTTCATACTCGCTTATTTCTCGATTGCCGTTTTGCAGCCCGGATAATTTATCTGTTAAACCAGTGCCTAAATCTGTCGCTCCGGCAACCTGTTTGCGGATATTTAAGATGTATTCAAGTTCCTGCCGTCTGCCCTGTTCAAGCCGCAGAACTTGCGCCGCATCGTCAATCGCCTGTTGACCGTAACCGTCGTTATACATCTGCTCACGAAGATTTTTTATTTCGTATAAATTTGTAATGCGCTCTCGTTCTTTTTGACCAGCGACGCCCGTTAAATCAATTTCTTCTTGGAGTTTAAGCAGTTCAAGAGCGCCGCTTTCCTTTATTGATTTGATTTTATCTTCAAGAGATTTTTGAGATTCCGCTTCGAGCTGCTGAACCTCCTGGCGAATACCCGCAAGTTCTTCGAGCGATTTATTAAAATCATCCTGCGCCGCTTTTTTTGCCTGCAAGTCTTTTAATTCGCGGTCTGTTCCCGATACGGTTGTCGGCAGATTTCTATACTGATTAACGCCGAGTTCGCCGCGCAGTTTAATGATTTCGCTTTGATTGCCCGTCGCATTTTTAATAGTGTCTGCCTGCTGAATACGCCCGACTTGCTGCGGTGACGCGCCTGCCAGTTTTTCAAATTCTTTGACGGCTTCGCGCAACTGTTTAATCGTTTCGTCGCCGAGTTTTTTCGCCGCCTTTTTGACCCGTTCGGTTTTGCTTTCAATACCATTGGCTAAACCGTCGCCCACGAATGCGCCGATTTTATGCGCTTCTCTGGACGGCGAATGAGAATCAACCGCTTCGCCGATTGCATTGATAGCCCGCTTGCCTAAATCCCACGCCGCCGAAGCTATCGCGCCGACACCGGCTTTTATTCCGTTGATAATGCCGGTAACAACGGCTGCACCCAAATCGTATGCTTGCTGAAGAATGAAGCCGGCAAGCGCCCAAATACCGGCTAAACCGGCGCGAACCGCTCCGACTACAAGAATCAAACCGGCAGCGATGACACCGGCGACCGCGTGCAGCGCGCCGTTCACGATAGAATTCAGCCCTGACCAAACAGCCGACCAATCGCCGTTAATAACGGCTGCTGCAACTTTGATAAGTCCGCCGATAACTTCCAACGCGCCGCCGATTGTAACTTTTACTGCGTTCCAAATCTCCGTCGTATATGAAGTTATCCACGCGCCGTTGCTCGCCCAAAAATCCTTTATCGCGTCGAGCGCCTCACGAACAATAGTCAACAAAGTTGCATATACAGTCGTCGCCGCCTCGTTTATCGCTGCGCCGTTCGTCGCCCACCATTCGCTTATTTGATTAAATCCTTCCGTTACATAACTCGAAACCGCGTCAACGGCTGGCTGAACTATTGACAGTAATGAGTTGAACGATGCGCTTACCATACCGATAAAAACCGAAACGACTCCCTGAATGTTGCCGAAGTTGTTCGCCCACGCTTCATACAAAGCAACTGCTGCCACAGCTAAAACGCCGATTACGGCGACGACGCCAAGAATAATCGGCGCGAGTGCGGCGATGCCCCCAGCCGCCGCGACTGCTCCGGAAATCGCGCCGAAGGCGGCAATCAAACCGCTGATGCCCGCAGCGACCGCGCCGACAGCAATCAAAACCGGCGCAATCGCCGCGACCAATGCCGTGAAAACGACAATTCCCGTCTGCACCGTCGGCGGCAGTTGAGAAAACGCACCGCCGATTTGGGCAACAACTTGCGTCGCCAGTTGAACAGCATCAGTCAACGGCGTTTTTATATTTTCGTAAGCGTCAATGCCGATTGTTTCGAGTTGAGACTTGAAAGCGTCCCACGCGCCGCCCAATCCTTTTGTTTTTGCCGCCGCTAATTCCGCTGCCGCGCCGACTTCAGTTACCGCGCCCTTCATTTTATTGAATCCGGCTTCACCTTCGGTAAAAAGAATTTGCGCCGCCCGTATTGCGTCCGCGCCGAAAATGTTGTTTAAAGCCTGCGCCTTCTGTTCATCGGTTAATCCGGTAAGTGCTTTGTCGAATTGCCCGATGATGTCCGGCAACGCTTTCATTTTGCCCTGCGCGTCGAATACCTGCACGCCTAAATTCTTCATCGCGTCGGCGGCATTGTCGGTTGGCGATTGAAGCCGTTGAATAAATGTCTTTAGCGACGTTCCGGCGTCAGAGCCTTTGATACCGGCATTTGCCATTATGGAAATAGCTGAAGTTAAATCTTCAATCGGAATTTTTGCGCCCGCAAAAATTGCCGATGCTTGCTGCATCGCTTCGGCAATGTCGCCGACCTCCGCACTTGAAGCATTTGAAGCCGCCGCCAATAAATCGGCGACGCGAACCGTATCGATTGCTTGCAGCTTGAAGGAGTTCAGCGCATTTGCCGCAATTTCCGCCGCCCGCGCTTCGTCAATCTGACCTGCCGCCGCAAGCTGTAAAACGCCTTTCGATGCCGCCATTGCTTGGTTAGCCGAAAGCCCCGCTTTGCCGAGTTCGGTCATTGCCAGTGCTGCGTCTTTGGCGCTCGTCGCTGGCAAGGTAATGTCTGCGCCGAGCCTTTTTGCCGTGTTTGCTGCCGCTGCCATCTCGTCGTTTGTGGCTTTTGTAACGGCTTGGAAAGTATTTAGAGCTTTTTCGTATTCAGCGCCCGCGCTGATAATGCTGTAAGCCGCCGCCGCAATCGGCGCTGTAATTCCAATTGCGGCGGTCTGCCCGGCATTTCTTATCCCTTGTCCGGCTGAATTGAGCTTGCCGCCTAGTTTGGAAAAAGAAAATCTGTTTCGAGTTTCGGCTTGCGCTATCCGGTTTTTATCGCGTTCGGCGCGCGCGAAATCGGCTACCTGCCGCCGCCGCGCTGCGTCTTCGGCTCGCGCGACGGCTTGCGCGTTTCTAATCTCGAACTGCGCCGACTGTTGGGCAAGCCGTTCTCTTTGAATCGCCGTTTGTTGCGCGGCTCTCTGTTTGGCAAGTTCGGTTTTTTCCGCCGCCCTTTGTTTTTCCAGTCCGGTTTTTATTTCAAACTGCGCCGATTGCTGATTGATTTTTTGCTGAACCGCCGCCGTTTGAGCGACTACTTTTTGTTTTTCCAGGTCGATTTTTTGCGCCGATTGCGCCGATTGTCGGTCAAGCCGTTCTCTGACCTGGCTTGTTTGCGCCGCCAGCCTTTGTTCCTGCAAAGCGGTTGCCTGCGCGAACTTTTCCCGCTCTCTTGCAATTCTTTGAACTTCGGCTAATTGTTGTTTGTTAAGAGTGTTGAATTGAGTAAATTCAGCGGTCGAGACTTTGCCGCCCATCAATTTTTTTTGAGCCGCTTCGAGGCGAGACAACTGTTTTACGCCTTCATCGACGGCGCTTTTCAGCCGTTTAATGTCGCCGCCGAATTCAATTGTAACTTTGTTGTTTGCCAAAAAGAAAATGCCTCACCAATTCGCAGGTCTGCGAAACTTTTAATTGAACCAATGTGGAATTGAAACGCCAATTGTGCAGTTGCAATCGGGTTCTGTGCATTTAATTGTGTTACTCATTCTTAAAATGCGCCTTGATAAATTGCTGGTGGCGGACGGAAAAAAGCATATTTAACTGTTTTTCGGCGTGTCGCCACGCAATAACCAATTCAAACAACTCCGGTTCGTGAAAATCCCAATCCGTTGCAAATCCGGCGTTTTGCTCGTCGATAATTTGCTCGGTCTGCCATACCAACGATTCAACTTCGTCAGCAATCGAATCGTCCGCGATGCCCGGTTTTGTCGGCAACAGCTCACATCCGCCGCAGGCGTCAAGACCGTTGCCCGTTTCGCTTTTTGCGACTTGAAACATTCCGCAATTGTCTTCACCGGGACAACGGGAACCGCCGCCGCCCGCCGATTCGCCCGCTTCTTCAAATATCCTGCGCCTGATGCTTTCAGACGCTTCCGCTATTTTTTTGCGGTAATCCCCGCCGAGAAAATAAAATCAATGACCTTTTCCTTGTGCCACAAAGGAACGCGCCCGGCGTAACCTTCCGCCTGCCGCAACTGCATTTTGTCGTAAATCCTGCCTTTTTTCTCAGCCAGCGCGGGCATAGCGATTTCCGCGCTTTCAAGACCTTTTGTTTTTGCGCCTAACGGAATTTTCTGCATTTGGCGATAGGCTTTTACGTCGTCAACGGTTTTCTTTCTCAAGAAATGCTTTCCTTCTGCTGTTTCTCGATTAAAATACGCTTCGGTGATAACCGATTTTTCGGTTTGTCCCCAGACGAGCGGTGCGGCGTAAGCGGCAACGGCTAAAAATCGAGCAACCATCGGCGTTTTTATCTGGTCGCCGTCCAGCTCGTCCTTCCAGTTTGCGGGTTTCTCGCCGGGAATGCCGCGCACGTCAGAAACCGTATCGTCAAAAAGCAGAACCAAACTTTCGGCGTTATCGCTATAAGCGTTTTCGCCGTTATCTACAACCTTGAATTTTGATTTGCGGTCATATTCGGCATAACGCTCGTCGTGCAACGGCTCGAAATCCGCTTCGATTTCAACGTCTTCCACCAATCCGCTAAAAGCAATTGTTTGCCGTGCATCGGCGTCATACAAAATTACTTCCTTGTCATACAAAATCGTTTCATTATTTTCTTCTGTCATTTCAATCTCCCGTAATAGATAAGACGCTTCGAGAAAGGATTCTCACCTTCATATCGTCCACCAGTTACGGCTGACGGCATCGCGCCTCGAAGCGATAAAGATTGCGCGAAATCTATTCTTTTTAGCTGCCGACGTAAGTATTAAAATCGGCGACGTTCGTGATTAATTCCAGACTAAACGGCGTCGTGTTGCCCGATGCCAGCGGCTCGGTTACAATCCGAATTCCCTGTGTGCCGCCTTCGACTTCGACCCATTCGACTGAGGCAATAACCGCCCGGCTTAAACCGAACGTCGCTTTGTGCGTCTCCGCGCCCGATATAACCGGACCGGTGTAGGCGGTTTTTAATGAAAATTTCGTTCCCGCTTTCATTCGTCCGTGGACGTTAAAGGCTTGCAGTAAATCCGCATCGGCGAGGACGGTGATTTCATATGCTATCGTTTGTCCGGTCGAATCGGCGCTGCCGGCAATTGCCCCTTTCGATACGTCGTCGTCCTGAAAACGGGCGCAGCCTTCGTAATTGACGTTCAGATTCTCGGTAATCGTCGCGCTGATGCCGCGCACCAGACAGTTTGTGCCGATTGGAGTTCCCGCGTATTCGGCTTGCGGGTAAATTGTCGTCAAGCCGGAGCGCTTGTTAATCGGTGTTTCGTTTATCTCGCCCGCCGCCGTTCCTTTAACGTGCTTGCCCGCTCCGTAAAACTGAATCCCTGACGGCTCGGTAAGCTGCCCTGAACCCGTCCACTCGCTCGCGAGCTGTAAATTAGGTTTATCTCCGCCGTCGGAGATGGCAAAGCTGCTGTAGGTCATCGACGGAAAAAGCGCGTCGTATATCGAGTTGGTGGAGACGGCAGGCTCGGCAACCTTAGACGCCAGCGGACGAGAAGGCAGCGCCGCACCGACGAACGGGTCGATAAGCGAGAAAAGATGTTTCCACACGGTATTTGCGATAAGAGCGACAGGAGTTGCCGTAACGCCGAACGCGTCATTGGCGCGCAGACCGAGCAGTTGAAAGGTGAGCTGCTCCTGCGCCGAAAACGATGAACTGTCCTTGTCCTTCGTCGTTTTATCGGGCAATGCCAGACCGGTCGATTCACCGGCGTTATTGACGTTCGGCGACTCGAATCCGGCTTTGGCGTAACCGTCTTTAACGATAAACCGCCAGTTGTTCGGCAAGTTTGCCGCTTGGTTCTGGTAATCGGTCTGGTGCGGTCCGAACGCGAAAATAGATTGCTTGCTTGAATATCTTTTTCCCATTACTGTTTATCTCCTTTGATTCGAGCGGTAGATTTTGCCGTTTCACTTTCGGTGATATGACTGATTCCGGGCGCGTCCATACCGGCGGTTGCGCCGGATTTTGTTTCGAGAATCGCATCGGCAAGCGGTTCTTTGAGAAGCGAATCGGCGCCGCCGATATGCAGTTTTTCCGCCTGCTTGACGAGTTCTTTTTTCGGTTCCGCCATCAGCGCGGCTTTTTCTTCCGCCGCTTCGACTTTCGCTTTTTCTTCCGGCGTTTCGGGAATCTCGCGGACAAGCTTATATGCGCCGTCCATCATCTCCGAGAGCGCCACCTCGACGCCCGCGCCGGAGAGTTCGAGTTTTTCGCCCGCCTTATTGTTAAAAACCCGGTCGCCGACGCGCCGGTTAATTTCCTTCTCTGCCATCACTTCAAATTTCATAAATTTTCCCCTTCAATGCGCCTTTTCTGTGCTGTTAATTACAAACCGATTGTTCTCCGGGCGCGAGCGAGAAGCTGTTCGTTTGCCGCGTCGCGCTGACCCACGCCCACATATAAATTGCAGCCCGCGTAATCGGCTCCGTCCACCACGTCGCCGCCGTTGTCGAATCCTAAGACCTGCGAGAACTCGCATCTGTCGCCCATCGTCGAATCGTCCCAAAACCACTGCGCTATTGCTTCTGAAATTTCCGCCGCTTTTTCGAGCGCCGGAATTCGGTTCGTCCCATCCTTGTCTTGAATAAAAGCGCGGACAATAATACTTAAAGCGGCGTCTCGTATCTCCATCTTCCCGGTCGGCGACGGGACAATCGCGCCCGCCGCGAAACCCACCCAAACGCCTTCGGTTTGCCGTCTGTCTAAATCGCGAAACGGATTATCGAAAACTCCGGCGGACGCGAAAACCGGATGCCCGGCGGTTTTGCCCTTCAAAAACTCATAAACTTTCGCTTCGACCGTCATCATAATCTTTTCTCGATTTCCTGCTCCAGCTTGTTCGCCAATTCGGTTTCCATTCGCTTTAACGCGCGCGCGTCATACGGATTCGCCCGCTGACCTTTTATCGAGCGGACGAAAATGAAGCCGTCTTTTGCGCTTCGCAGTCGCGCTGGGCTTAATCCTTTCAAATTGGCGACGGGAATTTTCAGGAATTTTCCTTTTTTCGGAAAAATTCGCTTTTTATTTTTGCCGTAAACGCCCGTCCCTTCCGCTACGCCGACGGCGTAGTCGAACCCGTCGGGCGAAAGTCGGGAAACGGTATATTCAATGCCCTCGCCGGTTAATTTGAATGAAACGCCTTCGCTTCGGAGCTTGCCTTCAGCTTCGGGAATCTCGCTTTGGATAATCTTTTTTCCGTCGGGCGCAACCGCTTCAAACGATTGGCGAATCACGCCCGGCAATTTGGCGATCAAGCCGTCGAGAAACGAGCTTTCGATTTTTACGGACACGTCAATCATTACCAGATAATTTGAACCGGACAGCTTTCGGTGTATTCAAAGACGGAATCGACAAACCCGTCGCCGTCCCTATCCGCGAACGGCGCATAAGCCGAAATCATTTCTTTCGCCGTGTTCCAATGCGCCGCCTGCTTTTCGACGATTTCCTTCGGCGACAAATATCGCATCACGGTGTTGCCTTCGTTCTGCGCGCTTAAAATAATTCCGTTTTCGGTTAAATAAGTGTTGAGATTCGGCAGGGCGAAATACATCACAAGCTCGATTGCCGCCGCCTTTAGGATTTCTGCCTGGTCGGCGTTTCCCGGTGCGTTCAAGTTCGCCTCTGCCCATACCGTATCTCGAACCCAGCTTTCCAGCTTGGCGAGCGCGGCGATAACGTAGCGGTCAAAACGCTGGGCGTCGATTTTGCTTTTCGCCGAAATGTCGAACGATTCGACCACCTCGCCGCTTGTAATTAAAGGCATTTATTTAATCGCCCGGATTTGTTTAAGCGTCGCCGGTCCGATACCGTTAATCGCCAGAATTTCATCGTCCGACATTGCGGCTAATAGTTCCGGCGTCATTCCTTCGACCTGACCTAAAATCTCGTAGCCCGGATAATCTTTGGGAAATGCGCCGGTTGATTGCTCCGCTTGAGCCGGTTCGGCGTTTTGCGCTCGTTTAATAAGTTCGGCGTCGGCGTCCGTAACGAAAGCCTCGCCTTTGAAAAATACTTTGCCGTCGATATGAAGTGTTTCTTTTAATATTACTTGTGCCATTGTCTCTTTACCTCAAAATTGAATGTTCGGGCGCGACCTGAATAATCGCGCCCGAAGCTGTTTAACTAATCGAACCGACTGTCGATGTCGCGTCCGGGTCCTGCAGGACCGGAGCAGAAGTCTGCCAGCCCTGCCCGTCAACGCGCGGCGGTTTATCTTCTTTGGCTTGAAGCAGAATGCGTCTGCCGGGCGCGGATTGACCGGCAGCGCGTCCGACGCCGACATAGCCGAGCGTATCAGACAAATTGATTTTTTCCTCTCCGGCATCAACCGTCTGGTCTCTGCCGGTCGTGCAGATGAAGGTCATCGCATTGCGCGGGTAAAACCACCGGGTTACATCGTTTTGCAGCTGGTACGTTAAATCGTAGGTTTCAATCGGCGGCAAATCGTTTGACGCCATATACTCGGCAAGCTTGGCGAGCGAGACCATTCCCGCGCCGTCCGAACGTCCTAAAACCGCATTGCGAACATTCGGATTGCGCTGAACAATCGTTCTCACGTTATTGCTCGTTACAATGCGATTGACGACAAAGCCCTTGTCGCGAAGCAGCTGCACGCGCGGAAGAATATCAGCCTCGAACGGGTCGTTCGCCGGGTTTGACCACTGCACGGTCGCATTGGCGCGCTGTCCGGTGAAATTCGGATAGTTGACCGTTTCGAGATAGCCGTTATCGCCCTTGCGAATGATTTGACCGGCGCAGATTGCTCCCCATCGCTGCCGCTCGTTATGCTCGACAAGCGCCAGGTTAATGGTTGCGTCCGCCCAGGCACGAACAAAATCCGATGCCGGGTCTAAGCCCGAAGCCGTCGCCAGCATATCGAGCAGGGCGTCATAGTCTTCCGACGTAATATCCGAGCCGATGTCAGATTCGCCGAGTTCGACAAGGACGGAAGACGTTAATTTGCCGTCTTTTTTCTGAACGGGCGAGTAACGCGTGCCGTCATTGGCGACGATGGTTCGGAAACGGATCGAGGACTCGCGGAAAATGTTTTTCGGAACGAGTTTTTCCGGCAAAAGCGTCGCGCCCAAGTAAAGACGAGCGCCCACGCCGAACTGTGCCAGAGCGTTGACGGCAATTAAGGCTAAGTCGCCGGTTGCCGCCAGATTTTTAAGTAGTGTTGCTAAATCCATAATGTTTATTCAACCCCCGTTTCTGTAATGTAGAGGCTGCGAATTTTGGCTTTGATTGCCGCGCTCATCGTTTGAAAAGCCGGCAGGAAGTTTTCCTTGACGACACGTCCCGGACGATAAAGTTCGACATCGTTGTTTTTCGCCGCGTCGTAAATATCCCGCGCCGTCAGAAGCATTTCGTCGTCGGCATCCGCCGCCAAGCCGAACGGAGCGTTTGCATCTCTTTCGATAAAGGTTCTCCCGACAGGCGTTCCCGACGGGACGAATTTTCTGCCGTCAGCGAGTGCCGCAACAGTTGCGGCGTCAACTTTAGCGGGAAACGGAACGAGTGAATCCGCGCCGATAAAATCCCCCGCCCAACGCGCGGTCGTCGCCGCTCTTGTATATTCAAATTTCATAAGACTCCTTCTAAGTTTTGTTAGTCATCGCTTTGAGCGTTCCCGCATATCGGCTGTTAATGGTCGCCTGAGCCGCCGGAATCGTTTTCCCGTCGTTGGCTGACCTTTGACCGGCAAGCTGAACGCCGTCCTTTTTCTGCTCGGCGGCGAAAGTGTCGGCAAATTCCTTGAAATAACCGTCGGTTTTTAGAAAATCGTCTACCTTTATTTTCGTATTGTCCGCGCCTAATACCTGCCAGACGTCCGTATCTTTTTCGTCGATTTTTTCGGTGGTTTTTTCAAACTTTAAGTTTTTATCTTTTGCGGCGAGAACGAAACGATTGTTAAAACCGTAAGTCTTTGCCACTTCGTCGATAACCTTTTCGCCTTTCAATCCGTCGATTTCGCTCTGCAAATCCGCTTTGGCGGTTTTTAAGGTCGGCATCTCGCCCGCGACAAGTCCGGCTTCTTTTGCCGCTTCGCCTAATTCGGCAACGTCTTCGGCGACGAGTTTTTGACCGGTTGGAATTCGGGCTTTGCCTTTCCATTCCGTCGCCTGGGCGTCCGCCGCTTCTTTGGCGGCTTCGGCTTCTTCGGCTCTGGTTAAAAGCGTCGCGTTTTTGCCGAGCAGCTCCTTGTTCTTTTTGATAACGCCGTCGCCGTTGATTTCAAATTTCCCTTCGACTTCTTTTGCTTCGCTGCGAAGGTTTTCGGGAAACTCGTCCCGACTGTCGGCTATAATTTTTATTGACATTTCGGCTTTGCCTCGTATGTTTTCCGCTTAGCGGTTTTGGTTGAATTTAAAACAAAAAGCCCGCCAAAAACGCAGGACTTAAATCCTTGAGTTTGGCGAGCGATGTAATCTGTTTGATTAGCTGACTCTTGAGCGGGCTATTGAATTTTTCTCGCGGCAGAGCCGCGAGGAATCAAAGCGGAAAATCTTTTTTCCTTATTTCCGTAGCAGAGCTACGGGGAATTAAACCAATAAGGAACGATTAAATTGTCAGTTTGATACGGTTTGTGCCGCACTTGTATCTAAAATAACATAGTCGGCGAAAAATGCAACAGTTTTTTGTCAAACCATTTCAAAATAAATTTTCTTGAAATCATCCGGGCGCTTTTCAGCCAGCACGCGCATCATCTGAATTTCGGCGCGTCTCGCTTCGTCTTCAATTTGCTCGCGGGTTTTAATCTTGCCTTTTTTGAAGACTTTTACTTTTGCTTGCTGTTCGGGCATTTAATATCTAGCTTTGATTCGGATAAACAATTACTGGTTTTTCAACCTGTATCATCACAGGCGTTACAGGATTGCCGAAAGTCTGCATAATCAAATATATGTCACCCGTCTCGGCAACAATTCGCCTTTCTTCGTCGGTCAGTTTCCGGCGCGTTAAAATACTTTGGTCGGCAAGTTTTATCGACGGCAAATCCTGGTATTCGTCCTGATGTTCGGCAACGATTATTTCATCGTGCGTTTCGTTTGGTATGACGGGACTAATCGGCTTCATTTTTATTTTCTCCTTTGAATTTATTAGCGATTGAATAAGCGAAATCCTGCGTCGCCTGCTCGTTTTTGCTGACAAGTTCATTTTTAATTATTTGAAACATCTTTTTGTCTTCTCCACCGCAGAGCGTTTCGACAGTTTCGACCGCGTAATTTTTCAAGGGCGAAAAATGAATGTGAATAAGCTCGTGAATAATCTGCTCGATTTGCGCGTCGGGCGTTTCGTTTACCCAATATCCGCAAATGGTTATATTGGCAAATCTGTAGTCGTGCGCGACACTGGTAAACGCCGACGAATCCGGGTCGTCGGGTTTGTAATGAACGGTCAGCCGTTGAAGCCACGCGGGGAAAATCCACGAAAAGTTACCGAGTATTTCGGAAACTTTCGGTTTAATCAATTCGGGAAAATTACCGTTCCAAATAATTTCAGCCATAAATTTATTGTTGAGCGGACGCATCGCCGACCATTCCGCCGCCGCCTGCACCTTCGATAATCATTCCGGCAATCTGCGACTTTTCTTCAGCCGTTACCGGCAGAATCTCGACAATCTTCTCTAACGACAATTTCCCGTTTCCTTTAGTCCACAAATCGACTGCCGCATTGACCTGCGTCAGTAAATACCCGTCCGAAGATTTTATCCGCGCGATTTCCGCGTCCGGGTCTTCGACGCCCTTTTTAATCAGATACGAGTAGAGCGTCGATTTGCCCGAATCGACATCCTCGGATTCCTGTTTAAGTTCTTCAGCATCGACCGCGCCGGCGTCAACCTGGCAGTTGAAATCCAATCGCGCGCCCGCAAAATCGCTCGCTCTGTTTGTCAGGTTTGCACCGAACATCAAGGTAAAACCCATCACGTAGCGCCCGGCGGGGTCGATTGCCGTTTTACTCGTCTTTAGTGATTTTCTGTAATCGTCGCGCCCTTCCTTTTTCGAGATGCCGGAGATTGCCGCCTGCTCATTGGCTAGAATGTGCGATTGCTTAACTTCGCGCAGGAAAAGCAGTTCGTAAACGCTGAAGGATTTGACGAACGTATCGACGGCAACCGGGTCAACGACAAACTGCACCGGCTGTTTGTAATCGACGATAATCGGATTACCGAGAGCGTCTCGCTTCTCCGGGTCGAAGACAGGTACACCCATAAAAAAATTGGCGTTCGACGCTCCCTTGACGAGCGGCGCGTCCTTTTCTTCGACCGAGACGATTTTGCCGGTCCCGTCTTTGGTGACGATTCTCTGTTTCGGCTTTTGGGTGTTGCCGTAACCGGTTTCGCGGCTTCCGGCGATGTTCAGATTCTTATTCATCGTCGTCAGCGAATAATTGACCGAACGCTGCAAAGAACGCGCCGTCTCGGTAATAAACATCTCTCTGGTTAATTTGTGCAGATAGAGGCGCCCGCCCAAATCAAGCGCCTCGCTCTCGGTTTCGCTCTCAGTTTCCGAGTCGGCGAAATATTTACCGATTGAGCCGAACGTCCGGTCTGTCCATAGTTTCAAATCATCACCGCGCAGAATTTTCAGGCAAGTTAAGCCGTCGTCTCTGACCCAGCTTATCTCGACTTCTTCGGCTTTGTCGGCGTGAATGCGGCAAACGCTGAATCTCCCGCCCGTTTCCGGGTCCGTAAAGATGCCGCCTTTATCCGCCGGAACGATTTCATAATCGAGAGCGGCGAAGGCGTCGGTTAAATTCTTTTTATATTTGACCCCGTTTCTTGTAATCGAAGCATCGCGGGCGAGCGTCGGAATTATCGGACGAATATAACACTCGCCTTCGAGAAGAACGGTTTTGGCGGCTTGGCGGAAAACCGTTTGCAATATCGACGCATCGTTCCACCATTCGACAAGAGCCGCGCTCGCCTCCGCCGCCAGCTTTTCGGTTTTATCGTTCTGTGCCGGAAGCATTAAATTCCAATCCGGCTCGCGCGATAGAATTCCGTCGAGGTTTCGACCGACCGACGACTTTACGAGATTGGTTGCGGCGAATATGCGTTCGAGCCAGGCAAGGGTAAACGGTCGGGTCGGGTCGCCAGCGGGCGGAAGGAGTCCGATATAGCCTTTATAGTCCTCGTTTACCTGCAAATGGTCGTCATTGTAGAACTTTATATTCTCGACCGCATCAATGGATTTTCGGTTGGCGAGTCTGCCTATCGCATCTTTAAGATTTAGATTTTTCATAAATTAAAATGAATATCCGGCTTCGGTTTCAAATCCCGGCGGCTGCGCGTAAATCGGCTGATTCGCTGCCTCGTTCGCTAATGCCAAGCCGCAGACGCAATCGTCGTGCATTCCGTCGGGCGCTGAATACCTCACGCCCGTTCTTGTGTATTCGTATTCAAAAGATTCAAGCTCCTTGACAGTCACGCCGTCGGGAAAACCGATTTCTTTCTGCTGAATGGCGACTGCCAAGCCTTCCATTAACTGCTGTTTTGAAGCGGCGGTAAATTTGAATCCTTCAAAATTTGAGAATCCGCCTTTTTGCAGAGATTCTAAAACCGCATCGCCGACACCCGTTGAATCGACAAGCGCGGGCAACTTTCCAACAATGCGGCGAATTTCCGTGATTGTTTCGTTCCACGGTTTTTGAAACCGCTCGAAAACGCACACGTCTTTATTCGCATCCAGTCCATAAACCGTCGTCCAATCAACGCTTTTAGCCAAATCAACGCCGAACGCGCGCGGCGGCAAATCCGATAACGGTTTAATGCAAGCTCTAATGGCGGCAATGCCGAACGGATTGCCTTCGTCGTCGGACGGCTCGGCTAAATACAATTCGCGGAAGACGTTTTCCGGCAGTTGGCGGCGGGCGTCCTCGATTTCGTCTTTCGCTAAAATTCCCGCTTCAACCGCATCGTAAGCCGTGATTTTTTTATACGACATATCCGGCTCGCCCGCTTCGGCTTTGCGCGCCAGCATATAAGCCCAATTCTTTCGCCCTTTGACGTTGCCGATAATCCGCACGGGCGCTCTGGTCGCCGTCAAAGTCGAGCGCAGCGCAAACCACGCTTCTTCGCGCGCGCGGCTCGCTTCGTCAAAAACCGCGCCGTAAACGTCCTCGCCGTAAAGATTGTCGGGCTTTTCCGCTGATTTACAGACAATGCGCGTTCCGTTAATCAATGAAATCGAAAGTTCCGATTCGTTCGGCGTGAAAATCGATTTATCCAATCCGAATTTCAAACGGCGATAGGCGATTCGGGCTTGATTGTAAACGGGCGCAACCCACCAGAATTCTTGACCGTGTTTCCCTTTTAACGCCTGCTCGACAATCCACACCAGACACGCGACGGTTTTTCCCGCCTTTGTTGACGCCTCGACTATGGCATAGCGCGCGTCGCCGAAAAGCCCCGCCAACTGGTAATCGGCAAGTTCCGGTCGCTCGTATGTGATAACGTCATTCGCCATTTTCTTTGTTGATTCCCGCGCCCGCGATTTGGAAAGTTACGGTTTTTAATTCTTTGCCGCCGCTGGTTATATCGGTCCGGTCTTTATATTTTTCAGGTCGTCTGCCTTTTAGCAAAAACATAAGCAAAACATCACTGCTTTTTTTAGCGCGGCGAACTGCCTCGTCTTCCAAAATATCGGTTCCTGAATTAATCGCGCCATCCCAGAGCGCGGCGAAACCATCATCAGTTTCCCGCAGTTTATAAACGGCTTGTCTTGAAACGGCGATGGCATTCGCCGCCGATTGGACACTTTCACCCTCACTTAAGACGGCTAAAAATTCATCTCTTTTTTTATGTGTCAATTTTGACAACTTTTTACCTCTTGTCCGGTCCGCAATTTTCTGAATCAATACGCCTCAGCACTTTCTATTTCGTCAAACGGTAAAAATTCCAACTCCAAGTCCGCGCCCTCCTGCCACAGCCCGTTATTAGTTATTTCAGAGACATAAAATTAAATGGTTCACCGCCGCCTTTTTTCTTAAAGCGGTAACAGTCGCCGATGTGCGTTACAATTTGGAGAGCTTCTTCTTTTGTCATTTTTAAGTAACGGCAAGATAAATAATCCAGAAAATCAAATACGCGAACGTCTCAAGCACCCAAAACACCGGAATTGTAAAATCCGGCATATAAATGCCGCCGTCCGAATCGTAGGCAAACACGGTTATAACCAGCACCGCGATGTAAATAATTGTGATTAACGCCCAAATCGGTAAGAACATACGTTTAATTTCCTTTCATAATCCCATTTCGCTAGCCCTTGTATTTACTGCCCCTAAATGCCCGCCCTCATCGGCGGGAGACGCCTGCTTAAAATCAAACTCGGTATCTTTCAGAGCCAATTCCAAACACTCCGAATGCACGTTTGAGTTCGTCGCCCGCAAAGGCTTGCCGCACTCGATGCACAGATGAACTTCGGTTTGGTTTGTGTTCTTTTTGCTCATTTACGGTTCATTAAAGATTCGGTATTTCTCTGCTGCTGCGCCTGCAAACTTTTCACATCTTCGGCTAGCCTGTTCTGCGCCTCCGATAATTTCGTGATAGCGATTAAAAAGTTATTCATCGTCTCGGCATTGACTTTAATATTCGCCGCGTTCTGCTCGATTGCTTTTTGATTGGCTTCAACTTGAAACGCTATGTGGCTTTGTCCGCTGTTGGCGTTCCACAAAAACGTGCCTAAAATTATGACGATGCCGAAGACCATCGACGGAACAAATTTTTTGAAATTGTCCGCCATCGAATCGCCTGGTCGCGCTGAAGATTCTGTGTTGTGAATATCGGGCATTTCATTTTAAGAATTTCACTTCAAAATTAGGGCGAAGATTGCCGCCGCCGCGCCGACAATTAAAAATTGATTCAGTTTTCGGGCGCGATGCAGTTTTTTGTTCGTTTTAGATAATTCCTTTTTCAAGTAATCGATTTCGGTTTTCTGCACGTCGATTGTTTTTTCCTGCGAAGCTATCGCCGCCCGCAAAATTTCAACTTCCTTTTGCAAAGATACGATTGCTTCGTCGGCTAAAGTCTGACGTTTCGCCTGCGCGTCGATAATCGATTGTTTTGATTTAACCTGAGCTTCTAAGCCGTCGATATAAGCGCGCGCCGCTTTAACTTCCGCCTGCGCTCGTTCCAGAGCGTCAACCAGTTGCTTTCGCCGCGCGTTATCGTCGTCAGTTTGGGTTTGCGCCGTCCGAGTAGAGCTTTGAGTCTGCGCGTAGCACGTCGTCTTCGCGCTGCCGCAAATTACGATTAGGCTTAACAGACAGATAAACAGTATTTGTTTTAGTTTTTGTGATTGTTTTTGGATTGTTAGCATTTTTCGCATTGTTGTATTCTTCCCTTAAATTATTAACCGCGCCGTCCTGCCTCACGTCGTTCTCGGATAGTTTGTTTATCGCGCCGTCCATCGCCTTTACCGTGTCGAGAATAGTAAGCGTCGATTCGTGCTGTTGGTTAAAGGCGTCCATCAGTTTGTCGGTCTGCTCGCGCGCCGCTTTTGTCAGCGCGTCAAATTTCTCAATCTGTTCGGTTTGTTTTTCTATTGCCCGGCGGTCGAAATACTGCTGCATTTGGACAACAAGGAAAATAATAAGCGCCGCCGCCGCCGCTAATAAAAACGCGTATTTCAAGACGAAAAGCGCGCCCGCGCGTGAGCGCGCCTTTACATCATCGTTTGTTCCTATTCCGTCTTTCATAAAACCTCTTGTGCGTTGCCGGAAATCGCTCACATCGCCTCGATGTCTTCGTCAGATGGCAGTTTGTCCAAATCGCCGGATATTTCCTGCGCGTCTGTCCGTTTAGCGTCCGAATGACGCGACACGAGAGCGGCAATAAAAAGCCCGGCGGCAACAGCGATAATAATAATTAAAATTGTCATATTGATTTATAAAAAGCCGAAACCCGAATCCTTGCGATTCCGGCTTTTTCTTTCCTGAAAATCTTTAAATCGCTTACCGAAGAATTTGACTTCGATTCGGCGGCTGTTCGGGTCTTTGGCGGTTTAAGCCTTTGTAATTGTCAGTTTTAGGTAAAGTTCTTCGGGCAATCGGCGGCGAATACTGCCTCGTTACCCCAAAGCTGATTAAATCGTTAGCCTGCTGGAGAACCGCGTTAAAATCAGCCGAAACAATCGGTTGATGGACGACTGCGGTTTCAACTTGCGATTTTGCGCAAACTGAAACATTTAAAACAGGCGGCGATTGACCTGCCGACACGTCCGGCGGCGAAAACACAAACGCGAGCGCGAAACACGCGACGATTGCAATTAGCGAAAAGAATTTTGTAATTCTCATATTTTGTCTTTTTCCTCTTTATTTTTGGTCTCATCACGAATGATGGCGATATAAAATGCCGGTTACTATTACGCGACCGGCGGCGCGCCCCTCTGCAAGGGTCTCGTTATAAATTATTTCTCTTCAACCAATTCAACCTGGCGAGAGTTCAGCGTAAGCGTCCCGTGAACATTGTCGGCAGCGTTTTCTTTGTCTCGCCCAATGTGTAATTGGACATTGCAAAAATCTTCCGTTGCGTAAGTTTCGGCAATGGTGGCTTGAACCATTACCTTGTCGCCTTTTTTAATCGGCTTTCCGTTTTTATCGTGCATAAAATTTTCTTTCCTCTTTATTTTGAATTCATCATTGGAATGATGGCGTTATAAATTTATTCGACTCCCAAAATTCTCTGCTTCCACGATAAGCGGCGCGGCATTTGAAAACCCGCAAAATGAGCCGGTTCCGAATCGCTGTTTTGAATCGGTGTCGGCAGAATTTGAATCGTGTTGACAGTTTTATCCATCGCCGATTTAGCCTGAAGCACGGTCAATTCGTGCGATTGTTTTTCGCGCTGGAGTTTGAGTTCGTTTTCCCGGTTTTCGCGACGGTTTTTTATAAATAAATTGGCGATAATGTAGGCGACGACAATTAATCCGGCAATAGCAAGTAGCACGATAACAAGATTAACGGGCGCGTCCTTTGCCCACGCCGCCGCCGCCGACAAATACGCGGTAATGCCTGCCGGAATCGCTAAATACCACGCCTTGAATTTTGTAATCAGCGTATCAGGCTCAGATTTTGCGGGTTCGGCTTGTTGAACGGTTACGACCGTATTTGAATCGGGCGCGGGCGAAACGGCGTTATTTTGTGCCGCGTCCGTGTCCGGTCTTATTTGTTCGCCGTCCGGCTGGTGCGCCGCGCCCGAATTTTGCGCCGAATCAGCCGGAGCGTCATCGATTTCGACCGCATTACCGGCAGTTGCGCTGATGGGATTTGAGCTTGCAAGCCCGTTGTTGTCGGTCGAAAGTGAATATTTTATTTTCGAGAATTTGGTGTAAGCGTCTTCGATTTGCCCGTCGTAATTGAATTTTCGGTAACCCGCGCCGTTGTAATTTCGGGCGAATCCCGCCCAGTCGCGGCGGCGCAGTTCGTCGGCTAAACCGCGATGCTTAATTGACCGGACAAAGATTTCGAGCTGCGCCATTTCGGATTCTTTCATTTTATCGACGAACGCGCCGACCGTTTCAAATCCTAAATCCTCGAAGTTCTCGCCGAGTTCCTGAAACGCGCCCCACGAACACGCCATCATCGCCGCGTTTTTATCTAATTCAAACGCCTGATTGAATTTGATTCGCTGCTCGTGATGCGTGCCGTAACCGTCGCGAGGCGTCGCCTTCGGATTGCAGATTGACGGAAACCGCTCGCGCCACTCGGCTCTTTTTGATTTATCGGCGTGTTTCCAGAATTTATGCCGCTCAAATAAAATTGAGGGAAACCCGTCGGCGAAAAACGCCGCGCCTTTCGATTCGACAAAATGCACGGCTTTTATCGCCGCGACCTCGATTCTCAAGTCCGCCGCCGCTTTTATAAAATCATTTGTTGAGAGTTTCGATTTGTTCATTTATCGACCCAAAATAAAAACGCCCTGCAAAACTCGACGTGAATCGAATTCTGCAAGGCGTTAATCTTGCCGGCTCGCCCTTAATTGTAGAGCGACGAAAATTGTTTCAAATGTAAACTATTTACCTTTGAATATCAAGGAAATTTTACCAGGAGCCAGCGCAATGCTCCATTCATTTTCGTTTAATTTTCCCTTAGAAGTTCCAAGTGCAATCTGCATTGATTCTCGTCAAGAATTGTTTTCCGGCGTTCCTCGTAAGTTAATTCTGGTTTCGCGTCAAGCAACCCAAAGCCGTGAGTTTTGCAAAGCGGCACATAAAGCATTAAAAGTCCCAGAAAATCAATTAAAACCATATTTGCTAAATTGCCGCATTTATCGCAATAAATCGTTTTCCGATTATCGCCTTCAATTTTTTCAATGATGTAAGGGCGAACATTGTAAGTTGCGTTCACATAGGAAAGTTGTTTTTCAGTAAGACTCATATTTTTACTCATAAATCCTGCGACCAAACCGTTTTGTATGCACAAACCTCGCAAATAAAGCTAAAACCGTGTTTTCTTTTCGGTTTTATTTGTGTCTCGCGTCCTGAAGCGAGCTTGAAAAATATTGTTTTGCCGTCGGTTTCGCACAGTATTTCGCCGCAGGGCTTACTGGTGCCCGGTTTCCTGCCTCTGCACTTCATAGGTTTTCGCATTTAATTACTGCCGCCGCCGCTAAATTTCGTTATAAACTCGTATTGCTTCTTCTAAATCTTTGCCCTCGTAAAGAATTTTTTCTTTAAGCCGCACACGATATTCGCCTTTCGGATTGGTTAAAAAGAATTTGAGATTTTTGTTTTTGAAATACTGGGTATAAAGCAGCCATCCCTCGCCCTGCCACATCCGAAACATTCCCTTTTCTATTTTTTCGAGGTCAATCATCTAAATCCTTTTGCCGTCCGTTCTTTCGATAACGATGTATTTATCGCAGTCAGAGCAGTGAAAAATCGAAGAATTGCCGACGTAATCGCCGTTTTCGTGCCTGCACATTCTGTTTTCCTTTAACAATTTTCAAATCTCGTAAATTCGCCGATCCAGTCGAGCTTGACCGTTCCGGTCGCGCCGTTCCGGTTTTTGCCGATAATCAGTTCGGCTTCACCCGGATTAGCGTCAGGCTTGTAGTAATGCTCGCGGTAGATAAACGCCACGATGTCGGCGTCCTGTTCGATACTGCCCGATTCGCGCAAATCCGACATCAGCGGGCGCGGCGGGTTTCTCGCTTCGGGCGCGCGCGACAATTGAGAGAGCGCGATGACCGGCGCATCCATCTCTTTTGCCAAGGATTTTAATTCGCGCGAGATGGCGGAGACTTCCTGCTGGCGCGATTCGGTTTTTTTAGAACCCGACATCAACTGCATATAATCGACGACGATTAAATCGAGGCGTTTATATTTTGCTCGAATCATCATCGCTTTCGAGCGCGCCTGAACCGGCGAGATGGCGGGCGTGTCGTCGATTTCAATGCGCATCGATTGAAGGCGATTGACGGCAAAACCGACGCGTTCCTGTTCGCGGTCGTTTAATAAATTCCGCTCGTATCGTTTCTGGTCAACCCTTGCCATCGAGCAGATGAGACGGTCGGTTAATTGCTCTTTCGACATCTCCAAGGAGAAAACCGCCACCACCGCTTCCTCTACTAATTGACACGCATTTTCGGCGCAGTTGAGAACCAGCGCCGATTTGCCCATCGACGGTCGGGCGGCGACGATAATCAAATCGGTTTTCTTCCAGCCGTTTGTCAGCCAGTCGAGCGCTTTGAATCCGCTCGGCAAGCCGGTTATTGTTTCGCCCGTTTTGCCAAGCGCGTGTTTGCGGTGAACCGAAGCGATCGCCAATTCTCCGACCGTCTCGAAGCCTCGCTTTTGCGAATCCGCGCAAATGTCGTTTATCCGGCTCTGGGCGAAATTCAAAACCGATTCGGACACATCGGAATCGTCGAGCGCGGTCGCCTGGATTTCCGCCGCGGCTTTGATGATTTCCCGCACCTTGGCTTTATCGAAAACGATTTGAATGTATTCGGAAATATCGGAAAAATGCGGGATGCCGTAAGTTAAATTGGTAATGATCGAAACTTCCACCGCGCCAATCCCCATCTGCCGCATTTTCTCGCCGATTAAAACCGGGTCGATTTTCCGGCTTTCGGCGAAAAGCGCGAGCATTGCATTGAATACGAAACGATGAAGCGGCGAATGGAAATGTTCGGGCTGAAGTTTCTCCGCCGCCTGCGCGATTAATTGATTATCGAGCAGGATTGCGCCAAGAATCGTGCGCTCGGAAGCGGGCGACGATGGCAGCGGTTTGTCGAGTAACTGGGTGTTATTGCTCATTTTTTAATTTATTCTTTTTTATCTTTAATTTCTTCTGCCCATTTATCTTTCAGAGCCTCGGTAATTTGTGCTTCTCGTGCCCGGTCCGAGTAAACGGATGACCAGAAAAACTGGGTCATTGAAATTGCAGTCGAGAGGGCGTTTGGATCAACAACTTTACCGTTTAGCGCATCGTCTAAAATCGCTAAGGCTTTATCTAAAACTTCTTTTTCTTTCATATTTTCACCTTAAAAATCGCAGCAAACGCATTGCCCGAATTGGTCTAAACATTCCAGACAATCGCCGCAAATTGACGGGTCGTCCAAACCTAATTCAGCATCGCAATCGTCGTCATTTTCGCCATCGTCTGAATAATCGGTGTCCTCAACTATTCCGAACTCGCCGAATTTACAGCGACAGCCGAGCGGGTGAAACAAGCAACCCGCGCAGCAATACTTTCGACCGTCCGAACCTTCATATATTTTCGGCATGTTCGCGCCGCAGTTTTCACAAACCATCGTCAATTTCCTCCGTGTTTGCACCGCACGACCTCAGCGCCGGTGTCGTTTAAGCCCCGCTCGTTGCACAAATCGCAGTCGTCGATTGCCTGCTGCCAAGCTGGTTTTGAAACGGTTTCGGTAACTTCAATCGGCTCGAATTCGGTTTGCAGGCGATGCTTCTCGAAAATCTGCCACTTCGGTTTATGCCCGTTTGCTTTGCAGTCGGCAATGTATTTGTCGAAAACTTCCCGAACTTGAAGATGCGGGTATTTCTCCTGAAACTCGTCGAGCCGTTTTTCGGTTTTGGCTTTTGAATCAATCGCAGAATCGGCGGCGGCTGGCGGCGGCTTTCCGCGCGCGTTATTACCACCACTACCATTACTCAAGTTTGTAACTGAAGATGAAGTTGAAGATGCAATGGATTGCATTTGCATTGCATTTGCATTGCATTTGGATAGGCTTTGCTTTCCATCCGATTTTCTGCCGGTATTCACTTGCTTTCCGCTTCCTCTTGCGGACGTGCCCTGCTTTGACCAGCGAGCTTCGGACGCCTTTTGCCGCGCCTTGCTGTTTGCTTCCTGTTTTTCTCTTTCAGTTTCCAATCTGTCGTGTATCATGCGCGAATCATCGTCGGGAGATGCGGTGAACATTTCCAGACAAACTTTCGCTATTTCAACCGTCGCTCCCTTACCGATAAGTCGGGCGCAGCGTTTTTCATCCGCCGGAATATCGCCGTTTATCCAGCAGTAATCGAGAAGGCGGCGATACGCGCCTTCTTCCGCTAAGGACATTTCCTGGACGCGCGCCGAGGCGAGAATGTCTTTCGGATACCATTGAAATGCCGGTGATTTATTGCTCACTAATCAAACTCCATCTATCGAAAACTTGGCTTCGTGTTTTTGTTGACCCAACGCAGTTAAATTTTGGCTGCAATCTTTTAATAAGTCGGAGTTCAACCATTGCCCAATCACCAAACCGTTTAGCTTCCCGAAATTTTAGCGTAAGCTCAAAATACATTCCTCAAGGAGTGTGAATGGCATTGCTGTAATGAGCGTAGTCCAATTCATAACTTTTAATCCGCTTCTGTAAATTGCTGGTTTGTCCGACATAAACCGGCTTACTGTCGGCGTATATTACATAACAACCGGGCTTTATCGGAATCATTCGCCAATCTTCAACAGGGCTCAACTTTTTCCATTTACTTGCCATAAAATTGTATTGCGGGAAGTTTTTTCACTATTAAAATTTGTTCCGTAGAGCTTCTTCGACCTGTTCGGCTTCCTTTTGCGTTTCCGGCAATATCAACTCCCTAACGGGACCGGCGGCTTTAATCTGTTCGTGACATTCGAGACAGGTAATCAGAACGCCGAGACGTTTTTCCATTTCCAGACGCGAGCCGTCCGAAATAAGAACGACCGCTTCGCAGACTGCGCATTTATCCTTTGAAACCTTTAATCCGCCCGCAGCCGCTTTTTCCAGACGTTCCTCGGTAAATCTGACGCAGGTTATCGAATCGACCTTCGTCGCCGGACTCGCCTCTTCGAGCAGTCTTACTTCAAGCTGCGGCATTTCCGCCTGAAGCATCAAAGGCTTGACGGGACGTCCCCACATAAAAAGGTAAATGTCGCCGGTTTCGGCAACGATTTTTATCTCTTCGGCGGTTAATTTCCAGCGCGTTAAAACGATGCCGCCTTCGAGCTGGATGGTCGGCAGGTTTTCATATTCGGGCTGATTTTCAGCCACTATTAATTCTTCAAAATTTGCGCCCGGTATAACGGGACTGACAGCTTTCATTGATTTTCCTCCTGAAATTCCATTACTAAATTTTGTATCCGGTCGATAAATTCGCGGCTCCGATCGCCGAGCGGAATCTGGATGGTCATCGATATGGTTATCGCCGGAGCGGAAATTAAAACGCCGGGAACGCTCTCAAAGGCTTCTTTTCGCTTTTCTCTGAATTGAATAAATTCCTCAACCGTGTTCCCATCATCTACGGTCGGCGGCTGGCGGTTGCAGAATTCTTTGGCTTCGGCTAATTTTTCCGGCGCGACGATGCCCGGAGCGGAGTTATCCGTTTCGAGACTTTTGCGGTAAATCTCCTGCCCGCGCTCGTAAGCGGCTTTGAGTTCGGAATTTTCCTTAATCTTGACCTGAAGAGTGCTGTAGCCGATGCCGAGCGATTCGGCGATTGCCTTTTGCTTTAAGCCTTTGGAAGCGAGTCGTTCGAGTTCTCCGGCATCTATGGCGACGTAGCTTTTGGCGTACGGCTCGGCGCCGGGCGTTCTGAAAACTTCGTCGGTTTTCAATTTGTCGCCGATTTTCGGTTTATCTTCGGAAATCTGTTTCTCTTCTTCTCTGACGGCGAGCGAATTGTTGCCGGTGTTAAAGAGTTTCCCTTTCGGTTTATTCTCCTCAAGATAGTAAGCGGGCAGGCTTCCGACCTGCTCGGTTCGGAGAATGCCGCTTTCTACCAGCGAGTCGATCACTTCGACGACCGTTCCGATTGACAGACCGGTGTTGATACACAAATGGCGCGAAGTCTGATATTTAATATTCCTGAGCGAGCATATGATTTTCAGCTGTTCCGGTTTTCGGTTCTGACCGTCGGCGGTCAGGTAGTAAAAGAAGCCCGCGCCGCCGCCCATCGCTTCGCGCGAGACGATTTTCTCTTCGATTAATTTGACGAGAATGTTTCTGACCGTTCGCTCGTCGTAAGCGGTGTGTTTGGCCACGCGCTGGATGCTTTCATAACCGAGCCGCAGCGCTTCGCGGACGCGCGTGTGCATCTCCGCCAAATCGTTGTTTAATTGAAAACGCGGAGCTTCAGCCGGAGCCGATTTTTCTTCGGCGCTAACGGCTTTTTCTTTAATAAGTTTTTCTTTTACCGGCTGATTTTCCCGGCGCGCGAATCCTCTTTCGATTGCCGCCGCCAGTTCCGGGTAATCTTTTATGTATCTGGATAAATTTCCACCGAGGTTCAGTTTCTTTGCCAGCTCGGTTTTGTTCACCGAAGCGGCGGCGATATTTTCGATTTCCTTGTAATCGAACCGGCGTTCGCCCCGCTTCGAGGCTTCGGCTTTCGGCAAACTTTCGGCGGCGGCGGCATCGCTGCTCTGCCCGGAAGTCCGGCGCGCGCGACCTGCTTCGATAGCGAGCCGAAACTTTTCGTCCGTCTTCGACCGCTGCGCGATGTAATTGATATTGACGCCCATCTCGCGCTGAATGACGCTGTTGCTCGGCAGAGTCGCCGCCAGTTCTTCAATTTGGGCGTAATCGATATTTCTTTTTACTGCGGACATAACTAATTCACCTCGTTTTCATCCAAACCTCTCAAGGAAACCGCAGCGCTTCCAGCCTGCGGAGGAATTGAAGTCAACAGCAATCGCGCTTTCAAGCGATTGTCTTGCGGCTGCCGACAAACAAGTAAAAATAAATGTGGCTCTATTGATTTGACAATCTAAAATCAATCGTGGTATATTTAATTTGTTGGTGAGGAAAACGAGTTGAAAATTCCTAAAAGATTTGGAAATCTCGAATAAGGCATCAGCAAAACAAGTAGAAAATAAAATTTTTAGGAGATTACGAAAATGAAAACAGGCAAATTTATGGGCGTCGAGTATAGAGATGTTACGAGCGGCGAAGATGACGGTATTATTTTGGCGTATGAATACGACGGAATGACGCGACACGCTTCCGGCGTCAACAAATCCGACGCTCTTAAACAAATAGAAAAAGCGATAAACAAACTGAGACAAGAAATCGCCGCAGACGAAGCGCGGATTGCTGCCGAAAAGTCGCAACCAAACCGCCCTATCGGAATGAGCGAAGGAGGTTGGTATAAATAATATGAGTGAAGCGCGAAACAAATTTCTAAAAATGCGAGTGTCCGATGACGAATTAGCGCGGATACTAGAAAAAATCGAGAACGAGTTTGGCGGCGGCTCGTTCTCGAACGCCAACCGGATTCTTTGGGGATTGTCGCCCGCACCGTCGGCAGGCGCACCGAAAGGCAACCAAAACAAGCTCGGCAAAAAGGGCGCGAACAGCAAAACGAAAAAATCGTAGATATGCAAATAAATAAATCCGCGCATTCGACGCATATTCTGCATTACCATTTGATATGGTGCGTAAAATATCGAAAATCGATTTTGACGCACGACATCGGCGACCGACTCAAAATAATTTGCCAAGAAATTGCCGATGAGCAAAACGCGATTATCGAAGCCATCGAAACAGATGTTACGCACGTCCATATAATGTTAAATTTGAAACCTACTCATTCAATTCCTAATCTTGTTAAACTTTTCAAAGGTCGCTCCTCACGCCTATTGTTCGAGGAATTTCCGCATCTCAAAAAGCGTCTCTGGGGCGGTCATTTATGGAGTCCGTCGTATTTCATCACGACCGCTGGCGGCGCACCGCTCGAAACCCTCAAATCGTATGTGGAAAACCAAAGAACTAAATAATTGCTCTACGAAGCCCCTGTCTTTTAAGCAGGGGTTTTATTCACTTTGGTATTTTCCGGCGCGGATTATTGGTTAAGCTGCTCATCTGTCCTCGAAAACTTCGTTATCGTCGAAAAGCTCCTGCTGGTAATCTTCCTCGGTCATCGAGCGGGCTTCGATCAGCTCGTCGGTGTCGGTGCGGTAAATACTGCACAGATTTTTCCGGGTGTTAAATTCCTTCCGCACCGGAACCGAGCGATCTTCCTTGCCGGTATTGACGATTTTCGCCAGCTCGAGCAGAACCTTCGTCGAATCTTTCATCTGCTGGGTAAAACCGGCGGCGACTTTTTTCTTTTCCGCTTCAAGGTCGCGATGAAATTCGGTGGCTTTTGCCAAATCCTCACCTTTGACCTTGATTTCCTCTTCGTTTAGCTGAACGGACAGTATTCTCGTGTTCATTTTTTCTCCTTGGTTTTTGTTAAATCACCCTTGCGACGTTTCGCCCAAATCGTTTTCGTCGATGTCATCGTCGTCATCCTCTTCCTCGGGCATCGGGTAATCGAAATACTCTTTTTCAAAATAAAACGACGGCTTTACCGCGTCCAGTCCTTCGAGCTTTTGAGCGAGATATTCCTTTGTCGTTAATTTGAATTCGTCGGGCGCGACCTGAAGAAGCGTTTCGGCTTCGACCAGGGCGTAATCAACTTCGAAGCGTTGGGCGAGGTTTTTCGTCGAGACTATTGATTGGTTTTCGGAGATTGTCGAATCGTAATCAAGCAGCGACATAAACAGGACCTGCATCCGTGTCTGGGTATCTAATTTGAGAATCGAATTCTCCCATCCGGTCGGCGCCTCATCCCTTTCATCGTCGCTTTGGTTGATTTCGTAGCCGGAGGCTTTGATTAATTCTTCGAGCGGCGAGCTGCTGTAAGCCTTATTCTGCTCGAAAACAAGCGCCGCAAGCCTAGACACCAATTCCTCGTCGCTTAAAAATTCCTCGACGAAATTCGGGCGCGCGCTGATCTTCGAGAGTATTGACCGGCGAACGGACGTTCGCAGCAGCCGCTCGAACTTATCCTGCCGATTTTCTTTCTCGCGCGCTTCAGCCGTTTTCTTGTCTTCGGGCGTGAGCGGCTTTTGAGAGTTCGCCTGATTCCAATGAACGGCGCATTCTTTATCAGGGCATAGATTAATCGCCAGTCCGACTTGATTGCCGTCGATAAAGACGCCCTGCTCGGTTGAATCGCATTTGTCTTTTTTGACTTCCCGGTACCTCCATGACGCAATGGTTTCAGCGCCGTTGTATGTGTTTTGGTAATTTGAGGTGATATAAACGACCGATTCGACGGCACGACCGGAAGCCTCCGCCACCTCCTTTCTTTTCAACTCGATGTGATTAGTCATCTTCAGCGAGAAGCAATTCGGATTCAAACAGTTGTCGTTTTCGCCGATGATGTCGTCTTCAAACAATGAAAAACGGGCTTTGGTACGCTGCGGGCAGTTGACGCAAGCCAAGCCGTCCGGTCGCAGGTTTGTCGCTTTTTTGCTGAACGGCGCGGTGTCGAGATTGTGTAGAATCTCACGTTTTATAAACTGCTTTACGTCGACGAGGCTTTTAACGGTTTCGACCGAGTTGTTTTTGACGTCCGGCAGACCGCTGTCGCTGCCGACCCAAAGCGACGAATAAACGCCTTTTTTGAGGATTATTTTCTGCGCTTCGGGCGAGTATTTCGTAATCTCAGAGGCGTGTCCGAGCGGCAGGCGCTTTGCCGCCACTTGCTCCAGTGCTTCGGGTATAAGGTCGTTGAACTTTAATCTGCCGGCAATGAATTTTACCGGCTTGCCGAATTTGACGGATAAATCGTTTTCGGTCATACCGAATTTGTCGATGTATTCTTTGTAGGAAGCCGCTTCGTCAAGCGGGTCGGGTTCCTTTCGCTGGAGATTTTCCACCGTCTGGACTTCAAACGCCGCCTGATCGCTCAATTGTTTGATTGTGCAGGCGATTTTGTCTAAGCCGAGCTTTTTGACAGCCAGAAAGCGCCGCTCGCCGGCGACGATTTCAAATTTGCCGTGCGGCTGCGCCGCTCTGAGGACAATCGGCGACAGAAGCGAGTGCTGCTCAATTGACGAAGCAAGCTCGGCGATTTCTTCATCGGTAAAACGGGCGCGTCTTTTTGCCTGCGACTCGAACGGCGACGGCACGACTAAATCGAGACTGATTTCGGTGCTACGGTCAGGCGCAGGCGAGGAAGAAGAAGCCGAAAACTTATCTTCTTTCGGCGTCGCGGATTCGTCCGAGTTTTTCAAGGAATCGAAAAACTTCATATAACCGAGTTCGGTTCTCTCAAAAATCAATCCCGAGAATTCAAGATTTTCAGCCCGCCCGCTTTTTACCGCTTTTTCTTTTTTGCCGATTTGTTCGTTATGCTGGTCGGCGACGTGAAAACGAACTCTTCTCTCTATTAATTCAGGAAAAGACTCGTAGTTGAGCGGATATATTCCGAAGTCCGAACGAAAGCCGGTGGAAGTTATCGGATTGGCGCTGCCCGAATTGAAAACCAGATGTTTTTCTCCCGGGGCGTAATGAAAAGGAATTTCGTAATTTTCACCTTCGACTGTTATCGTGAATTTGCCGCCCTGATTGAAAACCAAGTTTTCATCGCGGCGCTGGAGAGCTTCATTTACTCGTTGAGCGAATGCCGCGTAACCGGCATCTTTGCGCTCGCTTTTTTGCTTTGCCGTCCAGCTTTTGCCTAATTTCTTTTGTAAAAGTGTTTCAATTTCTTCGATTGATTTGCCGCTGAACTCGGCATAATAAAAATTATTTTTTACTGCTTCCAGATGCTTTGCGGTGAAAACATCGGTGATTTTTGAAGTTTCATTTTCCTTTTTCGATTTCGCCGCGACCGGAACGTCCGCTGCGACCGCATCCGTAACTGTTTGTGTTCCTTTGTCCATAGTGGTATCTTGCCTCCTGTTGTTTGGTAGTTATTTAATAGTTTTCTGCCTGGCAACTGCTCTGGCTGGTGTGCACACGCCAGCCTTTTCTATTTCCCAACCGCCGCCGGTGAAAATGTCTTTTTGGCGGCGGCAAAGTCCGCCGATTCGGTCCAGAATCGTTTAGCGTAATTGCAAGACCGGCAGACGCCGAACGCGACGTATTTGATTTGTCCCGAAAATCCCTGATATTCGAGCCTTGATTTGCACGCCGGGCATCTTCTCGATTCGATTAGTATTTTGTCGATTGCCAGAGAGTCGGGCGCAAAGCCGCGGGCTGACATTTTATTTTCGAGTTCGGAGAATTTCATATTTTATCGGTTGTTAGGAATTTTCTTTTTCAATTTAGTAATCACGCCGCGCAGAGCTGAATTGCCGCGCTCAAACGACTCTCTCCGATTCCGCTCGTGGTAATATCGCTCTTCCCAATATTTGGCATCCTTCTGTAATTGGACATAGTTTTTAGCCATCATTTCGGTAGCGTCGGCGATTCGGAGCAAGCAAGAAGAATTCAGCTCGTCGCGCGTCGGATTGCCTTCGTGCGGTAAATTAAAATTACTTCGGGACACGTCTCTAAAATTGTTTGCCATAAAATTATTTTCGTTTGCGGAGGTTTGCCCCGATTTCGGCTTCAATCGCTCTTTCAACCGGCGTCTTTGTAAATTCCTTATGCGCTCTATCAACTTCGCTTTTGACGAAACCGAGCGGCTTCAACCGAACCGGCTTTAGCGAATCGGTTCCGCATCTTTTCCGAACGACACTTACTTTTTTGCAACCGAAAAGTTTTGCGACATAGTCCGTCCCAACAATCGAAGTGGAGCTTAAATGCGCGAAGCCCTGCGAGGCTTTCAGGTATCTAACTTCCGACTCAAGATTTTCAAGCCGTTCGATAAGTTGTTTCTCAAACTCAGTCATTTTCTATGCGTGCAAGTATTTCCAAGGGAAAAATTAACCGCGCATTCATCACACCATCCGCGAAGACGGCGGCGTTTAAGCGTGTTGTAAGAAATCGATTTTTCTTCCGCCCATTCAATTAAAAGTTGTGTTTTACCGCCCGCCGTTAAATAAACATTATTTCTGCGGTTTCGTGCCTGCTCAGTGGTTGTTGCCCATTTCACGTTTCCTTTTTCGTAATGCCCGTTTGTGTCAGTTCTTTCCAAGGTGTGATTAAGCGATGGTTTTAGACCAATTTCACTAAAAAACTCTTCAAATGAATTGAATCTAAATTGAATGCCGCGTTTGCCGTAAATTTCGTAGTATTGACTTTTCGGGTTTTCGCAACGCTGTTTAGCGGAGCGATATGAAGAAAGCTCGGAAGTTTGGCTTCTGTTTCTATTATGTCCGTGCGTGATATGACAAACTCTTCGCAAACAGCCGCATGACTTAATTTGCCCGCTATTTAATTTTGCTGTTTCAGCGCGCTGATAAGTTCCGCAATCACAAATGCAGTGCCATTTACTATCTCCGGCATACCCTAAGACCAGCAGCCGAGTAAATTTGTGTCCGGTTATTAAAACCGGCTGCTTAATTTTTAGATTTGCAATTCTTTTGTTTGGCATATTAAATTCCCGCCGCATTTTTCGGCAGATAATCGAACGACTTCAAAACGCGCACTTCGGCGGCGAGCAAATCGATTTGCTTTTGCATATTTTGAAGCTGCGCGATTAAGTCGGGCATTTATTTGTTTACTGATTCCCCAAAATAACGGGCGTTTCGCCGGTCGATAATCTGCTGAATTTTGAGACTGACGGCGCGCTGCACGTCGAAAATCTCTTTAATTTGAACGTCGTAATCTTTGCCTTCGAGTTCGACCTGAAGAAACTCCGAAAACTGTTTGCAAATCTCAGAAGTGCATTCAGCACCGTTGCCGTAAACGCGCGGCAGTTCCGGTTTCCATTTTTGCCGCTCCCGGACGATGATGTTCAGAACTTCATCTGCCAAGCCTTCGCGCAGACAATCGAACGCCCACAGAAAAACGACAAGCTGGTAAATCGGATTGTGTTTCTCGTCTGTGTTCGGGTTGAACATTTTCGAGACAATCGCCTGGTCGCGCTGCGTGTAGCGGGCAATGTTTGAAATGTCTTTGTCGGTCGAAACCAATTGCTTGATTTCCTTCTCGAATTGTTCGCGCTCGGGCGGCGGCATCAGCATAGTCATAAATGGCGTCAATAATTGACCTTAATTAGGTCTTTACTACTTAAAATTAAATCCGTTAATCTCAAATACATCGCGCGATGCCGGATTTGTTTCCGGTCTGCTCGGCAAGCGAAGTTACAAAAATCAGTAACTTGCCGTTACCTGAAACGCGGCGGCTAATCGTCAAAATTTAAGCCGCGTTTCAAATTTTCTAAAAAGCCTTGTGCGCTGGTTCGGTCCTTGAAAACTAAATATTTTCTTTCTCGGCAACCATTTCAGGATTCTCGAAAATATTTCCGACAACGGCGGGCGCAGTGTTTCCGAAACTGCACGCTTCCCAAAGCGAAATATTCCCGCCGTCGCCGAACCAAATTTCGTAGGAAGAAACCGAAGGGACGTAAACGACCTTGCCGTAACCCGCCGAATGGTCGAGAATGTCGCCTTCGTAAACGTCAACGCCGAGGATGTCTTTTGCGCCGGTAAACTGCATCAGAACGACTTCATCGGCAAAGGGCAGAAAAAGCCCGTCAAAGCCTGTATTTGTTGCAAGCGGCGTGATTTTCTTTAGGTCAATCATTTTGCCGGTTAAAGTGTGCCAGCCGCGAAATTTGATTTCTCTGTTTTTCATAAGTAGTTTTTGCTTGAATTTTTGGTAAAGCTCGTCGTTATGCCTGATACATAACCAGTGGCGACGGTCGGCGAAGACTTTCAATTTCCATCCGCGCCTGAAGCGAATGCGGCGAAAGCATATCGCCCTTCTTCCGCACTCGCAGCGGCGAATCATCGCGTCGCCTGAAACACCACCCGGGCGATAAAAATGATTGCAGCGCCGAAGACGAGCATCAGAGCGAACACTTTCAAATTCTTAGCGTCCTCGGCGCGATTTTCGCTCTCGATTCGTTCGGTTAAAGTTCTATTGGCGCACGGCAGGCAAAATTCGGCGTCGGAAATCGGAACCGGATTCGCGCAGCCATTGCAGAATTGATAACCGATTGTCGCCGATTCGTTCGTGCGGCGACGCTCGACCCGGTTAATGGCGCGTGCGCGGATTTCGCGTTTATCGGTAATGTGAAGCGGCTGGGGCGCGACCCTCAGAATATTGTTATTGACGAGTTTTAAGTGCATTATTTTGACCTCCAATTAATTTGTTTAAGTTCTGAAACGGTTAAATTTCTGTAGCAATGAACAGCTGTTTTGGTACGTGCAAAATCCTGTGTATGCGTAAGCCCGACATCTCCTAAAAACAATGGGAGCAGCCTCTTGACGTTTTTCATTTCTCGCGCCGTCCATAATTCAACTGTTTTCGGGCGTCCCGTCGAAGCTGAAATAAAGGACATAGAGCAATGCCAGAACGGTTCGTCCGTTTCACGTTCGGCGGGCGAGACGGTCAAAATAAGGTGCATAAAAGCCGTGTTGCCGATTTTTAGAAGATTACTGAATTTGCCAGTCATTACCGCCGCCTTGTTTTCTTCAATGGAGAGCGTCGGATTCTCCAGAGCGCGGCGGCGCATCGGTTCGGCAATTCGCTCGATTGTGTTTTCACCGCTCGCGGTCTGCGGTGCGGCAGTCGATGGTTTGTTTTCGGCGTGAATTTGTTCGTGCATCGTTTCTCCTTTATTTATATTTTCATCGTGCCGAGCAGTGAATTGACTGCCATTTGTTTGGCTTCCGTGACGGACGTGCCAACTTCAAAAGCATAGAAATTCTCGTCGCATTCAAGACAAACAAACGGATAATCGATTTCCGGCTCGATTTCGAGATGGACGAAGCCGCCGCATTTCGGACATAGAAAATTTGTAACCCTGTTTTTATATTTGTCTCTCATAAGTTTAAAATCTCTCAAAACTTCAATCCGGCTACCTTGCGCCTAGCGTTTTACTAATTCCGGCTTTGGCTTATGCCGGGTCAAACGAATTCAACCTAGCTGTATGGCTACTCGCCTGGGAAAACCTCTGGACAAGCTGACCGAACCGAATCTATCTCTTGCCGGATTGAAGATTTCAAAGATGCCGGTCTTTCCCGGCTTGTCAATCAGTTTTTACCGCTCACATTGCGGATTTACAGGAATGATTACCTTTTGGCGGTCTCTCTCCGCCCGTCGTGTAGATGGAAACGCTTCACATTTGCTTCACCGTTTACGCCTTCTCTCTGACGCCTCACCGGGTAAAAACCCTAAGAGGACGCGATACTTTGGCGATAAATCAAACGGCTACCGTCTCCTGTGCAAATATCAAAGACGACCGTAATTATTTGCCGACGGTCGAAGCGGTCTGCCCCAGCGGGGAACTTGTTAAAGTCTTATGCCGCTGATGATGACTTTAATCGGCGGTTATTACGCGCCGCGCCGCGCTTTTGAGAAACTAGACTGTCCAGCCGAACCTTTCCGAATCCTGCCAGCCGACCGCCTCGGCGTGCCTGTCGCAGCGCGATTCGTAGAATTTATCGTTCCAATTAAATCGGCAGCCGCAATGCTCTGTAATTACGTCGCTTTTATTGTTTGCCAGCCGCTCAGCGAGGCGCGCAATCAATTCGCCTTCGTCCGCGCCGCCCGCAAGCTGGTATTTCACGCCGTCCGCGAATGCCGCGCCGTTTGCGAATACCTGCAATGTGCAGAAGCTCGTTTTGCCGCCCGTTTCCCGTTCGGCTTGTTTCGCCGTCTCGACTAATAATTCGTAAATTTTCGACATTATGCGATTACCTCCGCCATTGAAGTTTTCACCGCTTCAGCTTTCGCCGCGAATCTGGCAAGAATTACGCAGTGAAAATCCTGCAAAGTTTTGCCGAGATGTTTGCAGATACGGTTTCGGTATTTGAAGTCGGCGCACGGTTCGCCGCCCTGTTTTTCGCAGTTTGCCAAAACTTTTCCTTCGACCGCTTTCAAATTGGTTTTATATTCGTTGCCGTTTTCGCGATTAACGACGACAAATGAATCACGCTCGAAATCCGGGAAAACTTCGAGATTCGATTTTTCGGCGCGGGCAATGGCGGCGGTCAACTCAATCTGCCGGTCGTTGAGACAAATCATCAGCGGTTCGGCTTCAACCGTTTGAGCAGTCAAGTTTTCCTTGACTGCTACGACTTCGACCACCGCCAAATCCTGCGGGAATCTGGCGCGGTCGATTTCGGCGACGATTTCTATATGCAGACACTTGACGCCTTCGGGCGAGCAACCGCAGCGGGCGAAGCGTTCGCCGGTTTCCGATTCGCTGACGACAACCGTCTGTCGCGGGCTGGTAAAGACCATATAAGAGCGGCGCGGCTGGCGGCGGACAAAAAGCGGTTCGACGCGGACGGCGGTTTCCGTTTTCGATTCGCTCAAACCTCTAAATTTTTTCTGGCAGGTTTTTCCCATTCCGGTTGCTGTCGGGTTTTTAAGTTTTCGTTGGCAAAGTGTGCAGTTCATTGATTTTTCTCCTAAAAGTTATTCGTTAAATTGATAACGTAAGAAGATATTAACATTTGATGTTAAGTTATGTCAAGGGTATTTGACATTAAATGTTAAGCAGACTGCAAAAAATTTTCACTTGATTTCAAAAGCTCTCGAACATCAGCATTTGCAAGATTTGCAATTGAGCAAAGCAGTTCATAAGAAGCATTTTTACCGTTTTCAGCCCTTGAAAGCGTGATGTTTGTAACACCGAGTTTTCCGGCTACATCTTCTTGAGTGCCGATGCTTTTACGGATTTCAGCAAGTTTTTCTGGAAAATAATGATTGCCATTCATAGGAGAAAGATTAATGAATTTAACATTAGATGTCAAGAATAAAGGTCTTGTAATGCCAACAAAAGAACTATTAACATTTGATGTAATGTCAGAAGTTAAATCCAGCGCCGATATTCGTAAAGAATTCGGACGCTACATGCAATCTCAGCGTGAAAGCAAAGGTATTTCACAAAAATATATCGCCGATAAAATCGGAAAAACTGTTACGCAAGTTTCTCGAATTGAAAACGGAAAAAGCGGAACCGAGCGCGATACGGTAATTGAATGGGCAAAGGCTTTAGGGATCAACGAAAACGAAGCTCTAAGACAATTCAAGCCAGAAAATACCGCTATTAAAAAACCCATAAATGTCGCCGAATTCTTTGAGATTCTCGACAATCTAGGCTTGGACGTGCAGTTTCACGGCGGATTCAAAATGCTTGAAACGCTGGATGAAGAAGATTTGCAGGAACTTCTTGACGGCGTCGTCGCTAATGCGTCCGCAAAAGTGAAAAGGAAAATGCAGGGGAAAAATACTTAAGGAAGTAAATGATGCTCAATGAAAGTTGCACTCTCACGAATGAAAGAGGTATTGAAGAAATTCAATAAGCTCGGCTTTACCATCGACGACGTTTATAAAATCGCAAAGCGCGAGCGCGTCAATATCGTATTCTACGCGATGGGCGATGGTGTCAAAGGTTATTACCAAACCGAACGAAAGCGAGTTTATCGTAAAAAATATATATGCCTGAACGAAAAAACAAGCAAAGATGAAATTCTCTCCGTTCTGCTGCACGAGCTTGCGCATCATTTCCTGCACGTCTCGCCCGCCGTATCACGCCAGACGTTCTTTTGCCGCGCCGTTCAGTTAACTAACTCCAAACAGGACGCAGAAGCTGACGCTGTAGCATTAATTCTGGAAATTCCCCAGGCGAAGATGTTTGAGCTGATGGATACCAATTTTGAAGATATTACAGAGTTCACACCTGAAAAACTTAAAAAAAGATTGTGGGTTTATCGGAATCACGGAGAATAACAAATGGATTTCATAGAACAATTGCAGCAATTGGCGAACAAAACATATATTGGTCAAAACGCTTTCGGCGTAAAAAGAAGAATTAAATATACAAAATTTGAAAACGTTCTGATTAAAATTAACAAATCACGACCTGATTTCACTTTGGCGAACATCACCCCAGAGAACGCGCAGATAATGCTTCCAAATTTACGTTTGTTGATTGTCGGAACATTATTACAACCTTTTGCAGAAACAAGCTCAGTTTCTTATAAACCTACGATTGATGACCCTGAACATATCGACGGTCGTAACTATTCTTTAATAATGGAAACAGAAGAAATTTGGCTGTATGACTTTGAAACCGGAAAGATTTTAGCAAAGGAAAAATTTTAAAAGGGAAAATTTTTATTTGGAGTTTAGATAAATGGAAACAATACGCAGAATTTTGGGAAGTAAAAAGGAAAAGGCGGCTTAATTTATGGAAGGCAAAGACCGGCATCGCGCTGAAATCAGCGTCGAAATAGATGGACGCATAACGCACCTGTTTAATTATGAAGTCGGCGCGTTTGAAGTGCGGGACGGAGAAATGCTTCTACCGATTCTAATCGAGACCCTGACGAATCCACGGATACGTGCAGATTTACAAATAAAACTTCACCCGCAGTTTCTGAGAAGTTTTCTTGAGGAACATCGGGACGAACTTTTGTAACGACGGTTTTTAGTTTTTTGAAGTTGTTTTCCATAACTCTTATTTTACTCGAATGTGAACGAAAAGTGAACGCTTAATTTTGGAGTTTATACAAATGTCTATTCAATGCCCGCAATGCAATACGGTGAACCCACAGGGCGCTCGTTTTTGCTCCGGCTGCGGCGTGCAGTTTACCGGCGCTGCTCCCGTAATTAGAAAAAACAGTTTATCGACGCCGGTGATTGTTTTGATTGTCGTTATCGCTTTGTGCGGCTTATGCGGCTTGTGCGGCAGGTCAGCGCGCGATAGAAACCAAAGTGCTGGCGTTCCCATCCCGACACCGGCAAACGCCAACACCTACACTCCATCGACCTTCGTCTCGACCGATTCAGCAAACAAAATAGTCAATGCTAATGTTACACCGCCGGTTGCGCGGAAAAAGAGAATTCCGAAGAAACCGCCCGCCATTGTAAATACGACTGAATCGGTTGCCGACGGAGAAGATGGCGCAGATGGCTCGGACACTAATAGTATATCCGGCACCGATTCGTCGGTTTACACCGCGCCCGCTCAACGCTCTGTCTCAGCGCCGAGAGCAAACAACGGTTACTATACCGGTCCGCGCGGCGGCTGTTACACCTACTCGGCGAGCGGAAAGAAAAGATATGTTGACCACAGTTATTGCAATTAGAAATTTAAACTTAAATAAATGAAAACCTTACTTTTAATTTTAACTTTGAGTTTTGCGGCGTTCGGACAAACTCAAACCGCGCAGCCCGCCAAACCAAAGACGGAACTTGAATCGTTTCAAGAAAAATACGGCGTTGTGGTCGTCAAAACTTTTTCCGATGTAAGCGAGATGACCGGCTCCGGCGGTGTTTTAAAGATTCAGGCGCGCGCGCTTAAAAACCCTTCCGCCGGTTCTAAAGTTCGCGGATTGGTAGTTGAAATAGATTCGACCGAAAAATATGCCTCATCGGCTCGTTCATTTATTGAATATGATGAGATAGACAGCCTTATAAAAGGCATTGCCTATATTTCTAAAATTGACAAGTCCGTTACTACGCTTGAATCATTTGAAGCCGAATATAAAACTAAAGGCGACTTTTCGATTACAGTTTTTTCAAACCGTCAGGGCGGCGTGCGCGCAGCTCTATCAGTGGGCAGCTATAGCCAGAAAAATGTTTTTATTAAGTTAGAAGATTTGGCGGTTTTAATAACAAATTTAGAAAAAGCCAAAAATGTTCTCGATGCTGATAGATGAGACGGAATAAAGGATTTGAAGTTTGGAGTTTATAGCGTTATGGGATTTTTCGACGACATTAAAAGCAAATTCGGCAAAGGTAAAATTAAAAAAGAGCAAATCGAACGACTTCGGGAAATAATGACCGTAGCGATTGACGACGGCGAAGTTACCGATTTTGAATTGGATAATATAAATACTTTTTTTCTTCAAAGCGAATTATCTGTCGAAGATTTCCAAGCGTTAAAAACCGAAGCGCTGATGAATGTCGTCAACCTCGCCATTGCCGACCGGCGCGTTACTGATTTTGAATCTGACGCCCTTAAGAAAATAATCAATCAGTTCGACTTGCCGCCTGCCGTCTTTAACCAAGTTAAGGAAAAAGTTAAGTATTTTGAAGCGCTCGCGCTGCTCGATTCGGACGCCCCGCTTCCGGTCGGAAATCCAACCAATTTGATACTCAAAAAAGACGAAACGGCACACGCCAGTCTTCCCGCTTTTTTGATGGAAGAACGTGTAACGAGTCGTCAATACACGGGAAGCTCAAAAGGAATCAGCGTGCCGATTGTCAAAGGAATCAGATTTAATGTCGGAGCGCAGCGCGGACAATCGCATTCAATAACCGAAAGTGTCTGCGTTAGCGAAGGCTATTTTATTATTACAAACAAAAGACTGGTTTTTTCCGGCACTCGAAAATCCGTTTCGTCAGACTTGTCTAAACTGCTCGATATGCAGATTTACTCAAACGCTCTTCAATTTAGTGTTACGAGTCGTCAGAAACCAACGACCGTTAAATTTTCGCGCGGCGAAGAAGTCGAAATGTGCGGCGTGATTATTTCTCGGCTGCTTAACGAAACAGTTAAATAATGGAAAACGAAACAATCACGCTCGAACAAATAGAAATACTCGAACAGTTGAAATTATTGCCGATTCTCACCGATGAGGATTACCGGAAATTAGGCGAGATGTTTGGGGAAGATGAATGATTTTGGAGTTTACGAAAACCGAAAAAGTTGGATTTTTGTATGGAGTCTACCTGGAACTTAAGACAAATAGCTAATTTAAAATGGCATCACATTTTTTATATTCGACTAATACATTTATGAGCAAATACATAAGTGATAAATATCGAGGCGGCTTACAGTACGTATGGTGTGGTGAGCATTTTAATCCGGCAATGCTTAATAAATTATCCCCTGCTTCAATGGTTGCGCCAAGTTCCAGCCCTATTGGTTTGTATAAAAAATTAGATGAAGAAATCAAATTAAATGAAAGACATTCCGCAACAATAAACGCACACAGAACCAAATTTGCCAAACTAGCAATTCAATGGAAAGATGCAAGAGAAATAACCGAGGAGCAATCAAAGGAAATAACTTATATCGTCAAAAAATTTGCCATGAGTTACTGGCGACCTTTGCTATACATAATTCCCCGGAATATAATTGATGCCTCTCGCATCGAAATTGTAGAACCCGCCAGGCGGGCAAGTTTGGCGGACGAATTTATAATTAAAGATTTAAATCTCGACGAGTATGATGTCTTGGAATTTTAGTTATGCTGGAAACATTAAAAAATTATAACAGCCAAGTAATTCAGCAAACGCTTGCCGATGTTTCGACTTTCTTTCTGCCTTCTACAGCAGAGCAGGAAGCCCAAGCATTATCCAGAGTTAGTATTGAGTTAAAACAGAAAGTTATATCTGAAATCAGAGGCAATTTAGGATTGCAGGCAGATGATAACTCACCAAAAGCATTAAACAGAATTCATCGTCTTTTGTTGAGCGAAATGACTAAATCCGTGCTTTCAGATGCAGACGAAGCTGAAATTAGAGAACGATTAGGTCAGAAAGGCGATTTAAGCCCAAATTTGTATCAGGTTAAATTTTCTGATGCTTCCAGTTATTTTATAAAAACAGGCATCAGCAGAGTCGTGGCGGAGTCCGTCGTTAAAAATCCTGACTATTTTCAGCACTTACACCCAGATGAAAATGGACTGAATCCAGAAAACTCTACTTCACTTTTTACGAAAATGTTTATTGGTGGTGAAATACAAAACAATCACACTTTAATTGTAGTTGCTCAAAGACAAGGATTTGTGCAGCTTATACAAGAAGCTTGGATTCTCTATCACGTCGATGTAGATATTACGCAAGCAAAAACCCCGCTTGACATGTTAAAGCTATTTGTTCAGAAGTATGGAGAAAACATGATGGTTGCAGGTAAAGAGGGAAGTTTTTTTTGGGAAGAGAAGATACCGATTGTTTTCGGTAAACCGTCAGATATAATGCGCATTCCCAATACTGACAAGCATAATGATTGGATAGCTTGCACCCAAATCAAAGAAAACGACGGGTTTGTTGAAATTGGTCATGCCTATTCCATTAACTTGACTAAATATAAGGCTGACCTAAGAAAACATAATTTCCGTAAAAACAAAAAGTAATTATAAGCGAAAAATTTAAGTATTGAAAACTAAGTATTGAACGAAAACAAAACCAGTTTCCTTGAAATGAACCTCGCCGTCTGCCGCGCTTGCCGCCACAAATTATTCTCGATTCTCTACGAGCCGAAATACTGCCGCGAGTGCGGGCGCGAAGGCTTGAAACATTATTCGTTTTTAGAATGGCTGGTTTTGGCGGCGGTCGCAGCGTTGGCAGTTAAGTTTTTATGAGCGAAATCAAACTCTGCGACGACCGCGGAAAAAATCCGGCGAAGACGTTCGTGCAGCTCGAAGGCAGCTACAAATTAATTTGCTCGGATTGTTCGGCGAAAGAAAGCAGGCAGGGGCGGTCGAGTAATGGGTAGACTTTGATGACGCGGACGTAATCGAAGCGTTTTAGACCGAATATTTTTTTCTCTTTTAAATCCCACGAATAAGATTTTGTATCGTAAATAAGATGAAAATCGAGAAAATTTTCAACAAAAAGAAAGGCGTTCACGAATACGTCGCGCGCTTCCAGCTCGGCGGAAAAGAATTTCGCCCAAAGGCTTCGACGCGCAAAACCTTAAACGACACTATCGACGAAATCCGCGCCCGGGAACACCGAACCAAATTCGAGCTGCCGGTCGCCGATTATTCGCCGCTCGTCAAAGAATTATTCGCAGCTCACGCCGCTAAACTGGACAAAGGCGCCGACCGCAAAAAGATTTCGATGTTCGCGCGCGTATCGACTCGCCTTTTGGTTTTGTTTCCGGCGGGCATCAAAATCAAAGAACTTAAAGCGGCGCATTTCCAAAAATATATCAACGTTCGGCTCGAAGAGATAAATCCGCAATCGGAAAAACCGATTCTGCCCGAAACCGTCAACAAGGAATTGTCCGCCGCATCAGTCGCTATTAAAAACGCGCGCAAATATTTTGCGGAACTCGAAGATTACACAGCGCCGGAGATTCCGAAAGCCGAACAGACGAAAGGCGGCAGGCGGCGCGAGCGGCTGGTCGAAAAAGACACCGAGCTTGCCGTTCTGCTCGAATATTTGCGCCGGGAACATAAAAACCCGGACACAGCCGCCGCCCGCCGCCGCCTCGCGGACGATTTGGAGATTCGCTATCAAACGGGGCTGCGGCGCATTGAAGTCGCCCGGCTTGAGCGGAAACAATATCGCGCCCGCGAAGCCGCCCTGCGCGACGTGCGGCGCTGGAAGACCGGCACAGTTACCAAATTCTTTCCTCTCACGCGCCGCGCCGTCGAGGTAATCGAATCACGCCTGACTGCTTCGGACTCGAAATATATTTTTTCGGACGAGGGGCGACCGAGCGAAGGCGCGTATAAAACCCTTAAACTCGTTTGCGGAAAGCTGAATATACCTTACGGCACTTTTGCCGAAGGCGGTTTCGTGCCGCATGACCTGAGGCACAACTTCAGCACGGAGATAATTCGCGTAACCGATATTGAGACGGCAAAGAATTTAACCGGACACACGGGCGACCACATTTTGACTTATCTGCACACCGACGAGGGACGGATGCGCGAAGCGATGAACCGGCGCGAAGGTTTCGACCGAACCGAGCTTTTGACCGAACTTTACAAGGAAACAAAAGATGGTAGTATTGAACTTCCCGCTTTCATCGAGCGGGTCGGTTTTTTGATAAAAAACGGTTAGAGTCGGCAGAATGTCGGAACGGATTTTTCCGCGTTTCGCTAAACAATTTGTTTCAAACAACTTGCGAGAGACATTCGTTTGCCACCCTTTCCGCCATAATTCAAATAATGATGAATTAGGAATGCGGAACAATGAACTAATTTTTATTCAGCATTCATAATTCATCATTTATATATGGCTTCAGGCTCCGCACAAGGTTTGAGTTGTG